CCGCCTTTATTGCATTTTTATTTAACAGTCTGCATATTAACCAGTTAGCCCATTCTAACGTATTATAATCTTCGCCTTCATTATCACGCCATGAATAATTGTTATCTTTATTCATTAGCATTTTAAATACTTTTCTTAATTGCTTAGGCTCTTTGTTTTGTTTGTAAGCTTCTATCGATTCTTTGCAAGCACCAATAGATTTTAGATAACTTAATGTAATTTTCATTTATTTTCCTTTATGTTTAATAATTTTAATCCATATTTTAATATTTTAATTCTTAATTTATTTTTTTTGCCAATATAAGCTGCTGTATAAACAGCAGCAACATAGGCAGCATAGGCAATGTAGGCAGCGTAGGCATTGGGATAGGCAGTGTAGACAACGTAGGCAGCGTAGGCAGCGTAGACATTGGCATAGGCAGCGTAGACATTGGCATAGACAATGTAGGCATTGGCATAGGCAACATAGGCAGCGTAGGCATCGGTGGCATTTTCTTGATTTGGATTCTTAATATATTTTTCTGCCGCCTTTATTGCATTTTTATTTACTTGTGGTATTTCTTTCCCTTTATCTGTATATACTATCTTATTTGCTTGTTTTGCTGCAAACACAGCATATTGAATTTTCTGTTTGTTATTTAACAGTCTGCATATTAACCAGTTAGCCCATTCTAACGTATTATAATCTTCGCCTTCATTATCACGCCATGAATAATTGTTATCTTTATTCATTAGCATTTTAAATACTTTTTTTAATTCCTTAGGCTCTTTGTTTTGTTTATAAGCTTCTATTAATTCTTTACAAGCTCCAATAGATTTTAAATACTTTAATGTAATTTTCATTTATTATTCTCCTTTTTATATTTCTCTATCTGAAATTTTATTTCATCACATATTAACATTATTTTTACTTCTTCTAGTGTTTTTACTTCTGTGCCTTTAATCATTTTTAACACCCCTTAACTTTTTAATTATTATTTTTTGTTTTTTAATTTTGGCTTTTAATTTTTTTATTTGTTTTTCCTGTTGATCTATAATATCGTATTTATCCGAAAGAGAATTAATTAAATAAAGTAGTGCGGCATAATTAAAATTCATTTTATCACCTCTTTACCTAATAATTTGTTTATTTCTTCTTTTAATCTAGGAACTTGATTAGCAAGCTGTTGCCCTAAGTCTTTGTATATAGCTTCTAAGTTGTCCATAATTTCTCCTTAGTTTTTCCTTGCTCTGTATTTTTCATGCAGGCTTGCAACTGCCATCGGCTACATTAAGGACAGGCGAGAATTAACTCGCGTTATTATTTTATAATAATATTTTTCCATGAATCATAATTTAAAATATTTTTAATTGTTAAATAAGATTTATTATATATTTTTTGAAATTCTTTAATAGAATATTTATTCATATTTTTTCTAATAAATATAATATCTTGTTTTTTTAAATGATTATATTTTTTATTTTTGTATCTATGTTTTTGATTCTGAGAATTTGTACAATATTCTAAATTTTTTAGCCTATTATCTTCTTTAATCCCGTTTTTATGATTCGTTTGTAAATTTTTTTTCCCTAAAAAATTTTCAATTACTAATCTATGTACTTGTTTTGTTATGCATTTTTTATTTTTATATAAATTAACAATAAGATATCCGTATTTATTTTTTTTAGCTTTTAATATTTTATTAGTTTTTAAACTTCTAATATTACCAAAATTGCTAATTTTATATTTATTAAAACCTTCAATATTTTCCCAAATTTCTTTCATTATTTCCTCTTAATTTTTGTTAAGTTTCCTTAACCTTATGTACTAAGCATACTACATAATTATATATTTGTCAACAAAAAAGTTAACATTTTTAAACATTTTTTTTAAATATTTTGTAAACAATTATGCATTTAATTAACTTATTATGTTTTTTTTATATTAAAGTGTTTTTTTTATTGACAAAACCAAATAAATGTATTATATTTTTATTAAATTTGTGCATAATGGCTACACTCATTCCTTCCTTTTGCTCTTAATTACAGGGTGTAGCCAAATTTTTAAAGGGGGTTAAAAGTGGAAGAAAAACGAAAAGATAAACGTTCAGTTTTAAGGCAAAATAATATTGAAGAACCTTGTGATGATTGGATACCAAATAATAATTATTTTTTTACAAATGAATATATTCAAAAACAATCATTTAAAAAAGGTTTTAATGAATGCAAAAAATTAATAATTAATTATATTATTGATTTTCAGCAAAAAAAGATCGACCAAATATGTGAAGACTTAATAGGAGAAAAAATATGAAAACAATTGATATTAAAGGTAAACCTTACGTTATGGTTAATGAGCGTATTAAGTTCTTTAGGGAAAGTTTCCCTGAATGGTCTATTATAACAGAAATAGAAAAAATAAACGAAGGGGCTGTAATTTTTAAATGTCAGATACTAGATGATAAACAAAATGTAAGATCAACTGGGTTTGCATTAGAAAGAAACGACTCATCTTATATTAATAAAACAAGTCATATAGAAAATGCAGAAACTTCGGCTATTGGAAGGGCGTTAGGATTTTTAGGGATTGGTATTGATGCAAGTATTGCAACAGCAGAAGAAGTTTTTAACGCAATAAATAATCAAGGAGAAAAAAATGGAATACAACAATAATAATCGCGGCGCTTTGTGGTTAACGAAAGCAAAAAAAACAGGGCAAACATATATGAGGGGGGAAGTTATAATCAATGGTCAAAAATATTATTTATCTGTTTTTAAAAATAATAAAAAACAATCAGAAAAACACCCTGACTATAACATAGTTATTAATTTGCCACAACAAAACAAAACTATAAATCAGGTTAATCAAACCTTTAACGACCCTTATAAAGAAAGCAGCAACATTGAGTTTGCAGACAATAAAGATCAAGATATTCCTTTTTAACTTGGGGTAAAAATGAGTAGATATTCAATAAAACAAATGGGTGTTGATAATGATTTCATTGATTATGTAGGATCTACAACAATTACAGGCATTCCGGATAAACCTATGCTTAAACAATGGGCTGTTGACAAAGCTATTGAGTATATAAAAGAAAATTGGGATGTTGATGTTAATTGTGATAAGTTAACGATGGATGAAAGAAGCGAATATTATAAAGATTATGATAATATGTTAAACCAAGCCCGATACGCTCATAAAACCTATCTTAATCAAACAGCAGATATTGGAAGCGAGTTACATAAAATAGTAGAAGCTTTTATAAATATTAAAATTTCTATGTATGATGTTCAAGAAACAATGTTTGAGGGGAAAATTACACAAGAAATGTATTTTTTAGATTATGTTTCTAAACAAAAATATAATTTAAAACAAATGTTCTATCAATTCTATAACTGGCAGAAAAAAAAGGTGAAAAAATTTATTGAAAGTGAAAAACCAGTTTGCCATAAAGAATTATGCGCTGCTGGAACTTGTGATTTTTTATATCAAGGGTTTAACGATAAAATATACATGACGGATTTAAAAACGACATCTTTTAAGCCATATAAGAATAAAAAAACAAATAAAATTGATTACAAATTAAAGGCTCATTATCCAGAACATGAGATACAGGATTCTTTTTATTGTAAAGCGCGTGAAAATATGTCCGGAAAATATAAAGTAAGGTTTAATCAATATAATAATAACTGGACAAAAGTATTTAATTATAAAAAAGTAAAAATTGATGGTTGTAAGATATTATATATAGAAAGAGATTTTTTTAATTTATATTGCCATAATGTTAAAGACATTGAAAATAGACAAGAATGTTTTGAGTCATTGCTTACATATTATTATAAAGTATCTAAAAGGCAAATGAATAATTATCGGGCAATAAATCAAGTATAGTCGTATAAATGAACTCCTTAGCGCATTTTACTGCTTTTGGCGAAACTAAAAGCAGTATTATTAAAACATGACAAAAGAAAGCAAAAAACAAACCATTGAAGATATAAAAGAGCTAAATAAAATATTAAAAAATAAACAAAAAATAATTAAACCAAAGGAATAGGTTATGGAAATAAGTATAAAAATAGATCAAAACGGAACTATAAATCCAATAGATATAAATGATCGCAAATGGCTTGTGAGCAAATTAAAACAAAACAAAGAATATAAATGTAAAATTACAAACTCGCGTAATATAAAACATTTAGGCCTTTATTGGTTAACAATGAAATCTTTACAATTCCACTTTGGCAACACTGATATTGGCTGGCATATGTTCTTTAAGGAATTATTTTTAGAACCTATTATATTTAAAACACGTTCAGGTGAGATTAAAAAATATGTAAACTCAATATCTTTTGAAAAAATGGATCAAATTCAATTTGATAGTTATTTTGCTAAAATAGTTGATTTATTAAATCAAAAAGGTTATAGCATTGAAGAGCTTATTAATACAATGGAGGTTTAGCATGAAGATTTTATTATTAGTTTTATTTGTTTTATTCGTTTTATGTTTATTTGGGTGCACCGAATGATGCAGAATTAAGAGTAATAAAAGATTATGATTTTGATATTGGTATAATGTATTTTGATAATTTTTATACGTAGGAGTTATTATGGATTTATTTGAAAAAATATCACAGTTATGTGATAGATTAGACCGTATGCCACAAGAAAGCATACCAGCCAAAAAATTACAAACACTTGTAAAAATGGCTAAAAAAAAGAAAAAAGGAGAGAAAATAAAATGAAATTAAGCAGAGATAATTTAAAGAAATTAAAGGCTTGTGAGGATGGTATAAATTTTCTTGAAAGGAATGGATTAATTGATCTTGAATCAGATAATCTTAAAATCACAGGAGATTATGAAAGATATTTTTCATGGTTTCAAGAAAGACAAAATGTAAAAAGGAAATATGATGATAGAGGAAATTGTATTGAAATAACCAATTCTAGTGGAGATAAGTACACTTACAAATATGATGATAGAAATAATCTTATTGAAAAAATCTATCCTAATGGAGATAAAATTACTTACAAATATGATGATAGAAATAATCTTATTGAAATAACCAATTCTAGTGGAGATAAGTACACTTACAAATATGATGATAGAAATAATTGTATTGAAATAACCTATCCTGATGGATATAAATCCACTTACAAATATGATGATAGAAATAATTGTATTGAAAAAATCTATCCTAATGGAAATAAATCCACTTACAAATATGATGATAGAAATAATTGTATTGAAATAATCTATCCTAATGGAAATAAATCCACTTACAAATATAAATTCAAAAATAAGATATTACACAAAATATATTGTAATGGTAAATTAAAATGTAAAATAGAGGTGGAAAAATGAAACTAAGCAGAGATAATTTAAAGAAAATATTTATAATACCTTTATTAATTCCATTTTTTATTATAATGTTATGGTTTTCTATCATATATTATGTATTAGTATTTCCTTTATTATCAATTGTGTTTTTCTTTATTATATTACCTAGTCATTTTTTTAAAAATGACTTTTTTATGTTATGGAGAACTTATTTAGATTTTTGTGTTTTACCTTTTTTAATGATAAAAGATATATTAGAAAACTAACACAATTTTAACATTTTATCCTTGTAATTAATTATATAGGAGGTATAAATATGATAATATTTATTTTATCATTACTATTTTTTTTATTTTTATCAAGACTTTTTATTTATTTTATAATTAATTTTCGTCATAAAAGAAAAGAAAAATTATTTCACGAATTTATGCATGATGAGCAAGAAGAAATAAAAAAATATAAATGGATTGAATCAGAAAATGCCGGTAAAGATGTAGGAAATAAAGCCTGTATTGAATGGATTGAACGATACGCTAAGGATTTTAGAAAAAAATGGTATAAAGATCATAAGTTTTGGAGAAAAAAATGAGAGCGCCAAGCGGTGACTGGATACCTAATAATAATAACGATTAATATATAAAATGGTTAAAAGAGTATGACTAAAAAAGAAAAAGAACAACAATATATTAAATGGAAAAAATTATCACGTTTTAATCAAGAAAAATGCAAAAGGCTTGATAAAGAACGTGATATATGGTATAATGATTTAAAAAAAGAAATTAAAGATAAGTCTGATAAAGAAATTGCACAAATAAAAACAAGAGAATTAAAAAAAATAACTAATAATATTGAATCATCAATGAAAAAATTTAAAGATATATATAAAAAAAATGGTTAGGATATAGATTTTTAAGGAGGTTTAATGCAATATAAAGTAAATATTATAAAATTATTCTCAGATATACAAAAAAAATATCCTAATATAGATATAAAAAAAAGTATTGAAATAATAAAATATATGATTGAGTTAGATTTGTTTCAAATGGAAGGGGTATATCTACATTGTAAAAGTTTAAAAAATTATGTAGGATATGGTGCTGATAAAAAGTATTGTAAAACAAAATACGCCAAAATGTTAATGGATGAAAGATGGCTAGTAAAAAAAGAAAAAATATTAAAGAGAGATAATTATACTTGTGAAAACTGTGGGGATAAAAACAATTTATGTGTTCATCATTTAAAATATGAAAGTTATGTCCCTTGGGAAACTTCTGATAAATATTTAATAACATTATGTTTAAAATGTCATAAAAAAATACACGGGAGAGGTTAATGGCAATATTTAGGAAAGTTCATTTAGAATTTTGGAATGATGATGAAATATTAGAATATACACCAGAAGATAAATACTTTTTTTTATTTTTAATGACAAACCCAAAAACTAAACAATGCGGTATATATAAAATAAGTATGAAACAAATGGAATATTATACAGGTTATAATAAAGATACTTTAAATAATCTGGTTGAAAGGTTTGAAAATAAATATAAAAAGATACGATATAATAAAGAAACAAAAGAAATGGCAATTAAAAATTGGGCTAAATATAATTACTCTGAGAGTCCAAAAATAAAAGCTTGTATAGAAAAAGAGCTTTTAGATGTTAAAGATGCATTATTGATAGAGTATGTATACTCTATGGATACTGTATGCATAGAGTATCCCAATAAGAATAAGAATAAGAATAAGAATAAGAAAGAAGGCTTATATGGAGAATTAAATAATGTTCGTTTAACAGAAGACGAATATGAAAGACTAATTAAAGACTATGGAGAAACTATTATAACTAAATATATAAATTCACTTTCTCTCTATCAGCATATGGATAAATATAAAGATCACAATAAAGCCCTACGTTCATGGTTAAATAAAGACGATATAAAAAAGCTTAGTCAAACGCCCAAACGTAAATGGATAATACCAGAAAAACAGGATAAGCTATGAAAAATTTAGAATACATTATATTCGCATGCATATTTTATGAGTATGAACATTACATAAAAGTTTTATCTATGGGCAATATTTTTATTGAACTTAAATTATACTTTGACACCTTAAAAGAAATGTATGATAAGAACTATAAAATATCATCTTTTTTATTTAAGGATATTTTAAAAAGTAAAAATATAGATACATCTAAAATAGAGGACGTATTAGATAACCTAGATAATGAGGATGATAATTTTGATTATTACCTAGATAAATATTTAGAAGAATATAACGAAAAAAACATTAAATCATTATTTAAGCAATATGAATATAAAAATTTAACTTTAAATGAACTTGAAGATAAAATAATAAATGATAAGAAGATTGTTAATTTATCTAATAGCCAAAGTATTGCAAGAGTTTACAGTCATGAAGATTTTGAAAAACCAATTAAATCTTTAAAAACAGGTTTTAAATGGTTTGATAATTTTGAAGGTGGTTTTAGGGTAGGAGAATTAATTAATATAGCAGCCAGAACATCGATAGGAAAAACGAGTCAGCTAAAAATGTTAGCTTTAAATATGTTTAAAGAAAGACCAGCTATATTTTCATTTGAAATGTCAAAAGAAAGAATATCCAAAGATATATTAGCGACATTAGCAGGTGTTAGCAAAAGAAGATATGCAGCGGGGATGCTAGATACAATTGATCAAGAAAAAGTTGATCATGTAAAAAAGAATTTTTATAATGATTTTAACAATATGGAAATTGTAGATAAAAACATTGGTGTTGATATGTTATGCATGGAAGCTAAAAGATTAAAAAGAACAAAAAATACAGGCATTATATTTATAGATTATTTACAGATAATAAGAGCTATCATGTTAGAGAAAAAAGATTTAAGGATAAAAATTAATTATATATCTATGAAGTTACAAAATCTCGCACAGGAATTACAAATACCAGTTGTTGTATTAGCACAACTTAATAGACAAGCTGAGGATAGAAAACATCCAATATTAAGAGACTTAAAAGAATCAGGCAAAATCGAAGAGGATGCCGATGTTGTATGGATGCTTGCTAATGAGCAATGGATTGATGAAAACATGAAAACAGAAGTTATTTTATGGAATGGCATAAGAAAAAACCGTAATGGTGCAACGGGCAAGTTTTTTACACATTTTAACAAGGTCACAGGGTTTATACAAGATTGTGATTATGAAGAAAATAAATAGGAGTTAATATGAATGTCGTATATAATTGTGATTGCATGGAATACATGAAAGATATTGAAGATAAATGTTTTGATTTAACATTAACTGATCCTCCGTATAATGTAGGCTTAGACTATAATTCATATAATGATAATAAAGATGATTATTATGAATGGTGTGATATATGGTTTAAAGAGTTATTAAGGATTAGCGATACTGTTGTGTTTACACCTGGGTTTAATAATATTAAACATTGGATTAAAAAAGACTATAAAGAAATCATTATTTGGATTAAAAAAAAATTCTTGTACTAGAAATTCTCTAGGCGGTTTTCATATATGGGAACCTATTATGTTTTTTGGAAAAATTCAAAAAAAAATTATGAATAATGTTATAGAACATCCTATTTCTATTCAAGAAAATGCTAAATTTCATAGATGTCCAAAAAATTTAAAATTTTGGAAAATATTATTATCAAAAATTATAAGCCCACCTGCAAATATATTTGATCCGTTTTTAGGGAGTGGCACATCTCGTATAGCTTGTTATGAATTAGGCTTTGACTTTATAGGATGTGAGTTTGACAAGGATTACTGGGAAGCGCAAGAAAAAAGATTCATGGAGTTTAAAAAGAAATTTCATAATGAATTTTATATAGGTGAAGCTGATTTATTTAAAGGGCTTGACAACCCATCATAAATATTATATAATATGTATATATACCTATTATATAAAAGATAATTTAAAGAGGATAATATGTTAAACTACATTAAACAACAAACGGAAGAATTAATCTTAAAGTATCACAAAGATCATATAGTAATTAGACGTTACTTATTTGACAGTGATACATATGATCTTTTAAAATCTAAGGGAATAACAAAGATTAATCAATATAAAGTTGGTGTTAATGTAAATGGTGTTAAGAATACATGTAGTATTGTCGGTGATAATATAATTGCAACAATAGGATTAGCGGGGTATAAGATATGAAAATTGAAGAGCCAAATTTTATAGGTGAAAACGGTAAAATATATTTAGTTAGGTGCCCTAAATGTTATAGAGAAAATTATATTCATGCTGTGAACAGTGGACAATGTGCCTGGTGTAACTTCAAATATAAAAAAGAAACCAATATTAATTAAAATAGCGTCAGTATGATATTTAATCATCCTTTACATAAGCTTAAAATCGACGTGTAGTTAAACAAAAACGTAATAATTATAAATAATTAGTAAATATGTAAATATTTGCAATGAGGGTGCAATTTTAAGCAAATAAACAATTTAATATTTTTGTTGACATACAAAAATAATGTGCTATAATTAAATATAGTTGCTATGTGGCGGACAGATGCTAACGGCCGGTAAGAGTAATAGGCGTCAAAAAAGGTTGGCTAGCGCCGAATGAAAGGCTAGTAAAGGACTTACCATAGCAACTATTTTATATTCATCAATAGCGAAAGTGGGCTTCAAGTTCTGTTTAGCGAAAGTTAACTAGCTATTTTTGAATTAAGGCAGGGTGGCGGAATAGAGACGCCTCATGCGCCAAATAAGACATGTGACATTTAAGTATTGTGCGCCCATAAGTCGCAAAAACTGTAAGAATCGAATCTTACCCCTGCCTTTTATTTAAGTTTTTTGATAGTTGCTATGTGGCGATATTGCCCTTAATTAGGTTCGAGTCCTAAGTCTGGGGAAGCGATAATTAAAAGTTATCATCTAGGGAACTAGCCCCAGACATGGTCACAGGGACATCATGTAAGGTGACTATACTAGTAACATCGTAGTGATGTAAAACAATAATGATAGCCAAAGCGGGCTACTAGTCAAATCCTTACCATAGCAACTATTTTATTATAAAAAAAGGAGAATTAATATGAATAATTTTAAAATTGAATTAGGTACAAAAGTAAAAAGCAATATATCGGGCTTTAAGGGTATTGTTGTATCAAGATCAGAGCATCTTAATGGATGTTATAGATATTGGGTTGCACCAAAAGTTGATAAAGATGGTAAGTTACCTGATGGTTATTGGTTTGATGAGCATGAATTAGAAATTATTGAACTTAAAATAAAATCAAAGAAGGTTAATACTGGTGGATTTCCATCAAATATAAAATAAAAAAAATGGAGCCACAATCCTTAACTGTGTTGGCATCTTTGAAGATTAGATGAAGGGACAAGACCTGAAATTAAAATAGTTGCTATGTGGCGGAATAGAGACGCCCTATGCGAAGTAGTAACTTTGCCATAAGTAATACGCGTGGCTTATGGGTAACAGAGCGAGAAAACATAGAGCTATGATCAAGATGTAAGTATCAAATCTTACCATAGCAACTATATTTAATATTGGAGTAATTATGCAAGTATTTTGTCCATACGCAAATCCACAAAAAATGGGTTATATTTATAAAATCACAAATGTTATAAATAATAAAATATATATAGGACAAAGAAAAGGATTACCAAACGAAACTAAAAATTACTATGGTTCTGGAAAAATCATAAAAAGAGCAATCGTAAAATATGGGGATAAAAATTTTATAAAAGAAATATTAAATATTTCATTTAGGCATAATTTAAATTTTTTAGAAAAATTTTGGATAAATTATTTTAAACAAAATAATTTTATATTATATAATATAGGGGATGGCGGTTTAGGAAATAATGGCGGATATAATAAAGGGAAAAAATTATCAATAGAAACAAAAAATAAAATCAGTAAGGCATTACAAAATATTAAAAGGTCAGAAAATTTTAAAAATAAAATAAGTAAAACATTAAAAAGAAAATATAAAAACGGAGAACGATTACCAGCAAATTTAAATAAAAACATGTCTAATAAAACAAAAATAAAAATGAGTATTTCTCATAAGGGTATGGTGTTTTCAGAAGAACACAAACAAAAATTAAGTCAATTACATATAGGAAAACCAAAAAGCAAAGAACACAAACAAAAATTAAGGGAAGCTAAGTTAGGGAAAAAACAATCAAATATCCATATTGAAAAAAGAATAGAAAAAATAAGAGGTAAAATATATATAACTAAACAAGAAAAATGGGATAGAATAGGTAAAACACAAGAAGAATGTTTGTGTGGATGTGGATTAAAATGTCATAAATTATTTTATCATGGGCATAATTCAAGATATAAACATCCTAGTAAATATAAAGGAGAATAAAGTGCAAATTTTCGTTCCTTTTGCTCAACCATATAAAACTGCTCGTTGCTTGGATAATCGTAGGCTTGCAAAACAGATTATTGAGGCAATCCAGATATTATCAGCTAATACTAAAATAAATGTAGGATGGAAAATTCCAAAATATATTTATAATCATCCTAATACTTTACTGTGGAAAGATGATAATCCATATTTAGTTTATTATTCGTTGATTTTATGTGATGTATTTTATACAAGAAGAAAAAAACATCATAAATCAAAAGATTTAATAAATAAACATTTTTTTAACTATGCGCTCGAATCAGATTATATTTATAAAAATAATTTAAAACATATAACACCTGAATTTTGCAAACAACATCAACGAAAATTATTAGAAAAAAATTATGATTATTATAAAATATATTTTGGAGAAATGATATGAATAAAGAATGTGCTAATATAAACTATAAATATCATTATGATATAGAATTATTGCCATATATATTATATGCTCCAAAGATACAATGGCAATCAGGAATAAAAAAATCAAAAGTTAATATTGATAAAGATTTAATTGAGTGGTTTAAAGAGTTTGTTCAAATACATAATTCTTATTATGATATAGATCAAGCAAAAATATTTTTAAAACAATTAAATATACAGGATTAAAAATGACAGAGAGACATTTACAATCACTATGGAGACAAGCAGTATTAAAGTATCATAAAAATAAATGTTTTTTATGTAATATAGACTTTTCATATGATATTTCTTTGTTGCAATGTCATCATTTTGTAAAACGCCGGAAAGTATTTTTAAAAAATGACATCTTGAATGGATTTCCCTTATGTCATGGTTGCCATTTAGAAGCCCATACAAAAAAAGGAGAACAAAAACTAATTGAACTAATGGGTAAAAAAAGATTTAATTATTTAATAGATAATGAAGATATTAAAATAAAAGATTATTTAATGGAAAATGGATTAAATCGAAAGCAATTTAATAAGATAATAGCTGAGAAGCTAAAAAAAGGGGTGCAAAATGATAATACCATACAAAGAAGCTAGTTTACAAAAACAAAGTGTCCGAAAAATATGCAAAATTGCCGATTGGATGCTGTGGCATAAAGGCTCTTATATAAGATTTGATTATTTAGAAAAATACGATGATATCGCTATATATTATCAAGGCAAAAGAAATATGGAATTAAGTAGACTTTTAAGGTTTGAATTTTATGATTTGTTAAGAAGAATATTTGAAAAAACAGAAACTTCATGGAATTATTGTATTAGAAAAATAGATATAAAAAAATATAAAAAATTCAAAGAAAAATACATAAAATGGATAAAATAATTAATATTTTAGTTGACAAACATTAATTATTTGTATATTATTATATAGGGGTACATATGACAAACGCAGAATATCAAAGAAAATGGGTAAAAGCACATCCAGAAAAAGTAAAAAAATATAGAAAAAATTTATTACATGTAAAACTATCAGATGAAGATTATGAAATATTGATGAAATGGGTTAATAAACAAGGAACAACAAAAACAAATATTGTATGTAAGTCATTAAGACTGTTTGATGAACATATGGAGATATAAAAAAATAAAGAGGCTTATATGAGCAGTTATCATAGCTATCCAAAAGTGTTTGCATTAGGTCATGCAATGATAAAAAATATTTTTATGGATAACGTAATAGTTCAAGAAAAAATAGACGGAAGCCAGTTTTCTTTTGGCGTTTTTGATGGTGAAATAAAATGTAGGTCGAAAGGTAAGCAAATTCAACTAGATAATCCAGAAAAAATGTTTAAAGAAGCAATTCAAACAGTGATAATGTTAAAAGATAAATTAAAAAACGGGTGGACTTATAGGGGGGAATACTTAAAAAAACCTCAACATAATACGTTAAAATATAATAGGATTCCCAAAAACCATATTATAATTTTTGATATAAACATTGAGCAAGAAGACTATTTAAATTATGAAGAGGTGGAAAAAGAATGTGATCGCCTTGGCCTTGAATGTGTACCCAAGTTTTATGAAGGTGAGATTAAAAACACGGATAAAGTATTATCATTTTTAGAAAATGAATCTGTATTAGGTGGCTGTAAAATAGAGGGTATGGTTTTTAAAAATTATAATCAAGTGGGTGTTGATGGCAAAGTATTAATGGGCAAATATGTATCAGAAAAATTTAAAGAAATACACAATAAGGTTTGGAAAGAAAAAAATCCCACAAAAAAAGATATTATTCAACTTATAATAGCATCATTAAAAACGGAAGCAAGATGGGAAAAATCTATACAACATTTAAAAGAAAAAAGCCTGTTATTAAATGAGACAAAAGATATTGGTAATTTAATAAAAGAAATACAGGAAGATATTAAGAATGAATGTAATGATTACATAAAAGAAAAATTATATAACTATGCAATAAATCAAATATTAAGGGGATGCGTTTCTGGTTTTCCAGAATGGTATAAGGGGAAATTATTAGAAAATCAATTTAAAAATAAATAGGAGTTGATATGAAACGACTTTTTAATATGGCTATATTTAGTATAATATTGTTCTTATTTGTAATTGTAATTACAATGTATATACATTCTCAGTACGCGCAATCAAAATATCAAAAAGCAATATATTCTCAAACCCAAAAAATTAAATCTATATCTAAGAACAATGAAGAGTTAGAAAAATCAAATTATGTACGAATAAAAATGGTAGAGGATGCTATGATAAAGCTTGCCGATAGTTATGGTGGTGGCGGTCAAGAGATGTTTGAAATAATAGAAAAGATTAAAAAAAATGATACCAAAAACATTGATGAACTGATCAACACAATTCCCGACACGATGGAAGAGTATAAAAGAGAGATGAAAATAAAGTTTCATGGTTTGCAAAATTATACAATGAGAATTGACGGGATGATATTTCCTTTTAGTGTTGACGAATCATGGGTAACTTGTGAAGATGGCGAGTTTGGGTATAGATATTGGAAAGGCAACAAAGAATTACATCCAGGTACAGACTTTAAATCCAAAGGCGATAAAATAATGGCAATGGGTGACGGTATTGTATTAGATGTTGGCGAAGCTAAGAAAGGCGGTAACTATATACTAAGTGAACATTATATTGATGGTGAAACATATAGATTATACATGGCTCATTTATTTTCATATAATGTTAAAAAAGATGATTTAATAAAAAAAAGTGATATAATTGCAACTATGGGTAATACAGGCAAAAAGACAAGCGGTAAACATTTGCACGTAACCCTAATGAAATATGATAAGAAATTAAAAAGATGGATATATATAAATCTTGTAAGAGAGTCAACATATAATAAAAGTGTAATGACAGGATATTATTATATAAAACAATATTATAATGTTAAAAAAGTTGATAGCGAGGGCAATAAATATTATGAAAAAAAGTTTAGATATATTCCAAAATTTATATAGGAGAGTGAATTATGATTATAACATTAAAGTATTCAAAAACAGAAGTAACAACCATTGAGATGGATGCATACTTTTTGTCAGCAACAATATTATTTAAGGATATATATCAAAATTCAAAAGAAATTAAAAATATCGTTATGGAGAAAACTCCCGTATTATATGTAGGGTGTAGATATGTTGGTATATATCGCTTGATAAGTGCTAGGCTAAATAAATTAGGCAAAAGTTTAACATTTGAAGAATATGACAAAATAGCAGATGAAGGGGGATTGCTAGGAGATGCATGGGTAGACGGCACTAATTCAAATCCTATTTATGATGTAATAGATGTTGGAAAACTAGTTAAAAAAATAAACAAAAAGTTGGGTGTAAAATTAAAATATGAAATTATTAGAAAGTATAATCAAAAAACAAAAGACCGAATAAATTGGTTGTTAAACAACGGTATAGGTTTAGTAGTTAAGATGGATAATCCTTATAGCCCAAATTATAAAAATCATTTTGTTAATATAGATGGATATGTTTTAAATTATAGAGATGACGAATTATATTTAAAAATGAAAGAAACTTATAAATCTACAAGAGGTTATGATGGTTATTACATTAAGTGGAATAGTCCAGATTATTATGAGGTGATAGTATGAGCATGCATGCTTATAATTATGTTGGTATATATTTTGAATGCGAAAAACAATATGAAATTAAAGAAAATAAAATACCTATTTGTAATAAATGTAAAATAGTCATTGATGGATTAAATTTTTGTTCGTCCTGTGGAAATAATTTAAAAATAAATAAAGAATATAAAATAGTTAAAGAAAAACAAGAAAAATATTTTACTGAAATTTTAATAGAAGAGTTAGATGAAGAAATAATTGAAATTGATTTTTATGAAAATAAAGAGAGAAAATATTATATATTAAATACATTTGATGAAAAATATTGTTATAATGTTGATGAAGAAGGTATTATAGAACTAGGAAACATAAATGTTAAAAACATTATTGAACAATATAAAATAAAACACTTCAAAATAATAGGATTCTTCGAAAAATATTATAAGGAAAAGTATAAAATAAAATTTGGATATATAAATTACTATATGTAGAAACCAAAAAAAAAATAAAGGCTAAGAATGAAACTAATTAAAAAAATATTAAAAATAATAGCATTTCCTTTTAAGTGGGCTTTAATAGGCATTGCAAACTTTTTAGCGATGTTATTTACAGTAATAATGATGCTGTTTATTGGCAGCATTATAGCAATAATAAATTTGTTTGATAGGGAAAATAATAAATGAAAAACAAAGAAACAAAATCAGAAGAGTTTGCAGATAAATTACTTAAAAATATTCGTATGGCAAATGAAACATATCCTAACTCCGAGATAGAAAAAAAAAGAAAAAATCAATTAAAGAAAGTGTGGAAACAAAAAGGCTACATTAAAAAAAGCAGAGAAGAAGAAATAAAAGAAGAATTAAAAAAGCCTTATCTTGTATATGAAGACGGGAAAGGATTTGTTCCAATGGAAATACAAAAGAAAATGGAATTATATCAAGAGCTTATAAAGATATTAGAAAAAAAACTAGAGGGATAATTTATGTATCAATTTAACGACCTTATAGAAGACATCAATAGAATTTATGATTTATATTCTGATTATCCGGATATATGCAGAAGTCACGTAGAAAGCTGTATTAATATTTATATTGAAAATGTCGTAAAATCAAGAATAAAAAAAAATACAAAATGAAAACAGATTTATTTGAATTTAAAAGAAATGAATCCCAAAAAATAAATATTGCAAAAAGCATAATAAACTCCATATCTTTTGGTGATATAAAAGAAATTGATATTATAATAAATGAGTTAGAGTTAAATCTATGCAGACACTTAAAAAACATATTTATGGAATTAAAAATAGAAACTAAAAAGAATAATAGTACATATGATGTTTTTAAAGCCGAATTAAATAAATTTACCAAAAGAGGGGATGATGAGCTTTAAAAGATTGTTAGTTTTATCAGATTTACATTGTGGCCACAAGGCAGGATTAGCGCCTCCCGAATGGCATAGATCAAAAAGTGCATTTTATAAACAACAAGCCGAAATGTGGAGTTTTTTTCAAGAGCGAACAGAGAAACATAAACCTTATGATATTTGTGTTATTAATGGTGATGCCCTGGATGGGAAGGGCAAAAAATCAGGAGGCAGCGAATTATTAACAGCTGATAGAGACGAGCAGGCTCTTATGGCTTATGAGTGTATTAAAATATCAGAAGCTAAAGAATATCATATGACTACCGGGACTGCTTACCATACAGGGGCATTTGAAGACTTTGAAAAAATAACAGCGAGAAAGTTAAAGGCAACAATACAAGGGCAATTATTTTTAGATGTTAACGGTACAATAATAGATTTTAGACACCAGGTTGGTGCGTCTAGTATACCACATGGAGCTAATACACCATTATCAAAGGCTAAACTATGGAATATGGTTTGGAATAATTATGGGGGACAGCCTAACGCAGATATAACTATTAGATCACATACACATAGATTTGTATATAATGGGGATAATAAATATCTCAATATAATAACGCCAGCATTGCAAGGGTTTGGATCAAAATTTGGGGAGAGAATATGTTCTGGTATAATACATATAGGTTTTATATATATCGATATATATAAAGATCATTATGATTGGGGATTTGAGATTATGAATTATAAAACTTCCCAGAAAAATAATATTATTATATCAGGATTAAAAAAGTGAGGTGTTGTTATATGGATAAAGAATGGTCTGTTGATATGCAACAAATTTTAGACGAAGTAAAAAAAACTTATAACAAACCAATTACATTTGAAATAGCAAAAGTTGTATATACAATGTGGGACAATATAGTTAAAAAAAAATTTGCAAAAAAAGTTGGAATTAGTTATGAAAGATTAAAAAGTTTTCACGATTATATAAACAGCCAAAATGATATAAATATGACAGATGATAAAATAAAAGAAATAGCAAGGGAATTTTAATGTCTAAACTTAAAGTATATATAGCAAGCCCTTATACAAAAGGTGATATAGCGCGAAATATAAAAAGGTCATTTGAATGTTATGATAATCTGTTAAAACGGAATTTTTTACCGTTTGCGCCATTAACAAGCCATTTTATACACATGATATATCCTCAGAATTATGAAACATGGCTAGAAATAGATTTAGAATGGGTTAAGGTTTGTGATTGCGTATTAAGATTGTCAGGGGAGTCAAAAGGGGCAGATCTGGAGGTAAAATTTGCAAATAAAAACAACATTCCTGTTTTTTATTCTATAGGTGAATTGGTTGGGTGGCAAGATGCGAAAAATAGATAAAGAGCAAGCGGAGTTTATGTTAAGAAAAATACCACAATGGATGAAAGAAAAATTAATTAAACAATGGTACGCGGATAACATAATAAAAAAATATAACATTTTTTATAAAAATAATACTTGAAATTTTTTAAGGAAAAGCGTATAATAAGAACATGAAAGAAATAAAAATAAAAATTAACGACTTAATGTATTCAAATCTTGAAAATATATCTAAAAATGAGAATAAAAGCATATCTTATATGATAAAAGAAATTATTATAAGTTATATTGATTTCCAAAAAGATTTATTAGAAGATATAGAAAACTAAAATTTATTTTAAGGGGGTAATATGAATTGTGCAAAATGTATACATTATAGTTATAACCCATTTGGGGGGAGATGTAAAAAAAGGAATAGATAATGATAGAAAATAGGCAACGTTATCCAGAAAGTAATGGTTTAATTGAATATGATTTATATTCATCTTTAATGGAGGCTAATATATTTGTTAATAATAAATTAAAAAGAAAAACTTATATATGTACAAAAATAAAAAAAATAATTACATGCGATAATAAAAGTTTTTTAGAAATTCATTTAAAGGGGTAAGCATGATTACTAAATTAACAAAAGAGCAAGAAGAAAAGTTAAAAGAATATCGGGATAAATATATTAAAATTGGGTTAAACACAGACAGAATAGACAAGGAGCAATGCATAAAAGACATGCATGAAATATATAAAAATTTGCTAAACAGAAAAAAAACGCCCGTTGTAATATTAGATAATCCTTTTCATTGTTGGATAGCGGTTAATATGTTTAATCAAGTTAGTGATCAAGTTAGGAATCAAGTTAGGGATCAAGTTAGTGATCAAGTTAGTGATCAAGTTTGGAATCAAGTTTGGAATCAAGTTTGGAATCAAGTTAGGGATCAAGTTAGTGATCAAGTTTGGAATCAAGTTAGGGATCAAGTTAGGAATCAAGTTTGGAATCAAGTTTGGAATCAAGTTTGGAATCAAGTTAGGGATCAAGTTAGTGATCAAGTTTGGAATCAAGTTAGTGATCAAGTTAGGGATCAAGTTAGTGATCAAGTTTGGAATCAAGTTAGGAATCAAGTTAGGGATCAAGTTAGGAATCAAGTTTGGAATCAAGTTAGGAATCAAGTTTGGAATCAAGTTTGGAATCAAGTTAGGGATCAAGTTAGTGATCAAGTTTGGAATCAAGTTAGGGATCAAGTTAGGAATCAAGTTAGGAATCAAGTTAGGAATCAAGTTAGTGATCAAGTTAGTGATCAAGTTAGTGATCAAGTTTGGAATCAAGTTAGGGATCATAAATTGCTTTTCTATATAAGCCCTTATTTTCAAGGTAGTTATGACTCCTATATTTTTTCTTTTTATAATTTTTTTATAAAAGAATTAAATATAAATATAAAGAAAGGTCTATCGAAAAAATATAAAATATGGGAAAAGACACTAAAATATAATTTAATATTCCCGTTAAATAATATTTGTTTTGTTTCTGAAAAACCGTTAGAGATAAATAAAAACGGAAGAGGGTTGCATGCAGATGGAAAACCAGCAATAATATATGCAGGTAGTCAAGAATATTATTATTTAAACGGGATTAATGTCCCGAAAGAGCTAGTTATGACACCAAAAGAAGAATTAGATTGTAAAATGTTATATAATATAGATAATATAGAGGTTAGACAAGAGTTTATTAAAAAGGTTGGTTTAGAAAAAATTTTAAAAGATTTAAAATGTGAGATAATAGATAAAATAAACGCTAATGATTTATATAGACAAAAAAAAATAGGGTCATGGTTTCAACAAGGAGATGTTATTTTAGAGCCAGAATATGAAAATATTATTGAATATAAAGATTTAAAGCTAACATTTAAAAAAAAATTAAAAAATATAAATTATGAATTAATAAACTTACAAATAAATGATAATGAAGTTAGGCCATATTTAAAAATGACTAATGCAAGTTTATTAAATAAAACGCACATAGAAGGCGTTTCAAAAGAATGTAAGACGGTTTTTGATGCTCTTTGTTGGAGAAATCAAAAAAATACATTGCCGTGTTATTTAACTTAAAGGGGGATTATATGAGAAATTTTAATTTTAAAGAAATCAAAAAAGAAAAACAGGGGGGTAAAATAATAGCCATGGGGGAAACAACACATAAACATCAAATTAAAGATGATAACATAGAATTATATAAAAGCCTTGAAGATGAATGTTTATTATTAAAAGTATTAAAAAAACCTGTGGAAATCACACACGAAGAACATAAAAAAATTGAGTTAATGCCAACGAATTATAAAAGACGATTTGTCAGGGAATACGACCATATAAAAGAAGAGGCGAGGAAAGTTATAGACTAAGGAAATAAAAACATGATTGATTGTAAAAATGTATTAATAACAGGCGGAAGCGGGTTTTTAGGTAAAAATCTTGTTAAATATTTATTATCAAAAACTGATGCTAAGAAGATAATTATATATTCAAGAGATGAACATAAACATAATAAAATGCAAAAAGAAATTTATGACGAAATGGATAGGGTAAGATATTTTATAGGCGATGTAAGAGATGAAAAAAGATTAAAACAGGCTACTAGGGATGTTCATATAGTTATTCACGCAGCGGCTTTAAAATGCGTACCAAGCATTGAATATAACCCAATAGAGGCGATAAAAACAAATGTAATTGGTACAACAAATATAATAGATGCTTGCGCGGAAAATAAGGTAGAAAAAGTTATAGGTATTAGCAGTGATAAAGCGGTAAAAGCGTGCAATCTGTATGGTGGTACAAAGTTTTGTTTAGAAAAACTTTTTCAGTCAGCACATATATATTCACGTGGTCATAAAACAGAATTTGTATGTGTAAGATATGGGAATGTTGCAAATTCAACAGGAAGTGTAATCCCCTTTTTTAAATATTTGATAAAAGAAGGGAAAAAAGAATTGCCGTTGACCCATAAGAACATGTCAAGATTTTGGATAGATATAAAAGATGCAATTGAGTTGATATTATTAGCAATAGGCAGGGGTAAAAAAGGCGAAATTATAGTCCCTAAGTTAAAGTCTTTTTATATTAAAGATTTAATTGAGGCGTTAGATTATCATTACCGTATTGTGGGTATACGGGAAGGTGAAAAAATTTATGAAGAAATGTTATCTATAAATGAAAATTCTATTTTTTGTGATAATTATTTTAAAGTTATCCATTCTTCTGAAAGCAATACACTAGCCTCTAAAAGAGAATATCGTAGTGACATAAATGAATTTATGACAATTGATGAAATAAAATCAAAAATAGGTGAGCTTGTATGAAAGCATTTATTATGTGTGGCCTTATTGGAAGTGGTAAAAGCACAAAAGCAAAACAGCTAGCAAAAGAAAATAACGCTTTGCTTATATGCAAAGATAAACTTAGAGAAATGATTTATGGTAAATATGCATATAAAGAAGACGATGAAGTTTTAATTGATAATATAGTATATGGGATAATAAAAAATTTTAGTTTTTTTGGGGTAAATATGGTTATAGATGAATGCCATTTAAAAACTTATGATAGGTTTTATTTAATTAAAATATTAAAAAAACTTGGATATAATGTAACGCTTATATTTTGTTTGGAAAATAAAACTAATTTAAAAAACAGAGCAAATAATTTGCGAGGCATATCATTAAAAAGATGGGGCGGTGTACTAGAAACTCAAAAGCAGCAACTTGAAAAGCCTACAAAAGAAGAGTGTAATAAATTAGGTATAGATTATATAGAATGGAATATACCATAAAAAAAAATTAAATTTGCAAAAAAAATAATTAAAAAAGGGGTAGCAATAATGTCAATATTAAAATTTTTTGCTTTTATTCCAATAGCAACTTTATTTGTACCATTTATTTTAATAACGGTACAAATAAATATTAAGGTTTCACAAATATTATTATTTTTTCAAATTATGTTTTTTTTAATTCAAGTTGTTTGTATTGTTATTTTAATTGTAAAAGGATAATAAATGATTGAAAAAATTACATGGATTGCCGATGTTTCTAGTAATTGGGAATCCCTAGATCATGCTAAAAAAATAATAGAAGAATGCAAGAAGATAGGTGTAGACTATGTTAAGTTTCAATCATTTAAAGCTGATAGTATAGTTTCTAAAAAAACTTTTAATAGCTTAAAAACAGCTCATCAAAAAGACTGGGACAGCGTGTATGACGTTTATAAAAAATATGAATTACCCGATGGCTGGGTTTACAAGCTATATAAATGCTGTAAAGAAAACAATGTTGGTTTCATGTCCTCGCCTTATAGTTTAGAGGTTGTTGATTGGCTTGATCCGTATCAAAATTATATTAAATTAGGCTCAGGAGAAATCACACATAAAGATATGCTAATAAAATGTTCTCAAATGAATAAACCTATTATTTTGGCAGTAGGTGCTAGCACAAGAGGCGATATATCAAGAGCAATGAATATATTAAGAAATAATAAAGTTATATTAATGCAATGTAACACTTCATATGATGGTAACGATAAATATAATCTTAATCACCTTAATATAAGTGCTATAAGTTTTCTAAGACAATATGGCTGTGAAGTTGGACTATCAGATCATAGCAAAAGCGATATTCCTATAATATCTGCAATTACATTAGGTGCTAGATATATTGAAAGGCACATTAAATTAGATGATAATGATAGCCCAGATGATAAATTTTCCTTGACAATAAAAGAATTTTCTGATATGATACAGATGGGTAATCAAACCTTACAAACGCTAGGAAACGGTATAAAAAATATTGAAGAAAACGAAAGACAAACACATATAGTTCAACGTAGAAGTTGGCACGCAACACGAGACATAAAAGCCGGAGAATTTATTAGAAAACAAGATATAATAGCGTTAAGACCATGTAAAAAAGATGGTATAAGTCCTATGTATAATATAACAAGTTGTCAAGCAAGTGTTAATATTAAGCAAGGCGACTATATTAGATTAAGAGATTTAAGCCGGGGGTATCCATATTAAAATTTTACTCATTAGTCCTATTACATACCCATCAATAGATCAGTTTATAGAAGATTCTAAACGAATGAAAATAAATTCCGATGAACCAATTGGATTGATGTATATAAGTTCATATATTAAACAACATTTATCAGGGGTCAAATGTGAAGTGTTTGACTGGCACATTTCAATGTTAAAGCTTTTTAAAACATATAAAAACAAAGAAAATATTTATTCAAAAAATATAATTATCCATGAATTAGAAGAAAAGATAAAAAAATATAAGCCGGATGTTGTAGGAATTTCAGCATTATATGAGCTGAATAGTAATATAGCACTGGAAGTGGCAAAAATAATTAAAGACATGAATAAAGACATAATAATAGTTATGGGTGGTATGTATGCAACTACTTATTATCAAGAATTAAAAAAAAACAATAATATAGATTATGTAGTCTATGGAGAAGGTGAATATAACTTTTATTTAATAATAAAAAGTTTATTAGGGTATTTGGGAGAACATGAAGAATCTGATTTTGCCTGGTGTGGTGTAAAAAAATTAGACAGCTTGCCACTCCCAGATAGATCAACTATACCTATTGGTGAATATAGTATTATAGGGCGTACGGTTGTAGATCGTGTATATAAAGAAAATTGTAGGGTGGCAATAATACAAATAAGCAGGGGATGCCCTCAAAAATGTTCGTATTGTTCGGGTCATACTATATCAAATAGAAACTATAGAACAAGGTCAATAGAGTCAATTGTTGATGAAATAAAAATGCTTCAAAAAAAATATGATATTGAGGTGTTTTTATTTAATGAAGAGAACCCGTCTGTCAATATGAAACACACAAAAGAATTATATAAAGCTTTAATGCCATTAAATATAAAATGGATAAGTAATTCAGGATTTTATGTTAGTAACATGGATAAAGAGTTTGCAGAGCTAGCTATAAAAAGTGGCTTATTGTATTTTAACTTGGCTTTTGAATCGGGTTCTAAAAGAATGCTTAAAATAATGAATAAATCTGAAAAAATTATTGACAATGCAGAAAATGTAATGAAGTGGATAAGAGACGTTAAGAACGATATATATGTTATAGGGTTTTATATGTTCGGGTTTGTAGATGAAACATGGCAAGATGTTAATTTGTCAATAGAATTTATGAAAAAATTAGATTTAGATTGGTATCAAATAAACATGTTACAAGCTTTTAAAGGTTCAAGTTTATACGAAGATTATAAAGAAAAAGGGTATTTAAAACAGAAAAAAAACAACGAACTGCATTATATTGAAAGCACTATACAGGGTAGTATTATAAATCCAAAAGAATTAAGTGATTATATATATAAAAAAGTAAACATAGATTTAAATTTTAAAAATAATCGTTGTATGAGAGTTGGTAATTATGCGCAAGTTAAACGTGATATGGCTCATATATTAAATATAACAAATAATTCTCATGTTTGGGCAAAAAAAATACTTGACAAAATAAATAAAATAGGACGGAAATAGCCTCTTGTATAGAGGTGTTTTAAATAAAAAGTAGATATATTTGCTGGGTGGTTACCTCCCGCCCAGCATCATTTAAAGGGGGAAATATGATATTTTTAATTATATTACTTATGAGTTATTGCCTATATTTAAGCAATATTTAGCTACCGAATATCCTGAATACGAAAAAGATATATACGAAAAAATAAGCCCAAATAATACAATAGTTTATTTTGCTAAATATCCAGAATTAAAGAATATTGAAGGTGTAAAATTATTAGTTGAAAAGATAAATACAATAAGAGATACTATTTACGAAAAAGAACTAGAAAAATTAAAACTTGAAAAAAATATAAATATGAGAAGAAAAAATAAATTATATATAAAGTGGCTTGTGCCTAAATATGTAAGAGAGATAGATGAAAATTAAAAGACTTGAAAAAGAAAATTTATATCCTATGTCACAGATACGCAATAAACATATTAAATATCTTCGCCAATTTACACCGTTAAATATGCAAGATCAAGAAAAATGGTTTGAAAGCACGAACGATTTATACTGGTCTATTTTAGATGATAAAAAAATAAACCTCATATATGAGTTTGATGAAACAATTGGTGCTATCGGCTTAACTCAAATAGATATGGTATCACGCAAAGCAGAGCTTAGTTTTGTGGTTGATGATTATCAGAGTCTTAAAGATTATGATAGCGTTTTATATGAAGTTTTAGAATACGCATTTACTATACTTAATCTTAATAAGGTGTTTTGTTTAGTTTATGAGTATGATCAGGCAAAACAAGACTTATTTGAAAAATGTAAATGGGAAATAGAGGGGATTGATAAAGAAGATAAATGCATGGGAGGGGTTTATTATAATACATATCGCTATGCAATATTTTGTAAGGATTATTTAGATAGGAGGCTATAAATGATTTTAGGCACAGCTAAGTTTGGGTTTGACTATAATGGTTTACAGGTAGAAAAAAAAGACGTATTTGACATACTAGATTATTACTACGAAAATGGTGGTAGATATATCGATACTGCGTTAAATTATCGTGATGCGCAAAAGATATTAACAGAATGGCGAGGTCAAAACAATATAAATGATTTAAAAATATCTACTAAAATAGTTTATCAAGAAGACTATTCTAAATGCATGGATGAATTAAAACTTGATAAAATATATTGTGTGCTAGCAAGGGATTCGGCTAATAATGATACGATAGAATTTTTAAAAGATCAAAAAAACTGTGGTGATATAGAAAAATTTGGAATATCGATCTACTATCCAAAAGAGATTAGGCAAGATGTAAATATCGTATTTATAGAGAACTCATATAAACTATGGGAAAATTATTTAAGTGGGATGATATTACACGCTGATATACATATTAGATCGTTTTTTAATAAAAATGATAAAAATGTTAATCGTGCTTACTTAGATTATTCACGATTTAAAGTTTACGGAAGAAAAGATTTAAATCATAGTGTAAACGCGGTTATAGGCGTGAGTAATTTAGAACAATTACAAATTAATATGGGGTTATTTAAATGAAAAATAAAATCACATTTATTATATGCACTATGAATTCAATAGATACTATTAAACCATGCTTAGAGTCTGTCAAAGATTATCCTGTTATTTTAGTAGACAAAGACTCAAAAGATGGAACCTTGGATGTTGCTTGGAAATATCCTAATGTTACAATAGTACATCAAGACGGCAAAGGATTAGCTAACGCGAGAAATGAGGGTTTAAAAAGAGTAAAAACTCCATATATATGTATGTTTGGCTCAGATAATGAATTAATAAAAGGCTTTGTTAATATAGATGCATTTATAGAATATTTAGATCTTCAAGGGTGGGTAGGATTTTCTTTTAAAACTTTAGTTAAGTACAAAAATACCTATCTTGATAAGTGTTTAGATATATGGTGGAGAAAAAGATTTACAGAAGGACAGCGTGAAGTTATAGGGACGCCATGCGTCTATAAAACAGATATATTAAAACAATTCATGTATGACGAAAACTGTACTCATTCGGATGACACCGATTTAGGCGCGAGATTAACCAAAGCAGGTTATAGACAAGGATATAGTCCATATTTTGTATATGATATAAGCAAGAATAGATTAAGTGATATAATAGATAGATGGTCTAGGTATGCAAAGTCAGACGCAGAATATCATAAGAAATATTGCAAGACATTTAAGCAAAAAGTAAAAAGTTATTTACACCCATTTAGAACGGAATGGATATTTAACTTGACATACCTGCCGTTTTATATTATGATAAGCTTGATAAGATTTTCTAGGAGGTTTTAATGGTAGTGTTAATAAGATTTTTTGGAAGATTTAAATGATTAAAAGAGAGAAAAATATGGGGATATGGTTAATAATATTATATTGTTTAATATTTGGTGTTTTTAGTATAATACAAAAATATACAGCAAATAATTTGTCATGGCAAACACATATGACTTTTATATGGGGGTCAGCGTTTATATTTAATTTAATTTTTGTGTTTAGATTTGCAGAGTTTCAAGTTAGTAAATATACATGGGTATGTATAGGTTTAGGATTGTTAGCTTCGTTAGGTACCATATGTATGTATAAAGCTTTAAATTTATTACCTTTATCAAAAGTACACATAATAAATAATTTTGTTTTTGTATTGCCTGTGTTATCGTCGTTTATAATATATGGTGAAAAAATTACCATAAGAAAAATAATAGCTATTATATTCGCGTTAATAGCAATTATATTATTGCTGCCGTTTGAAGATTGGATAAAAAAATAAAAAAGGAGATTTTATGATACTAGGGATGATCCAAGCTCGCCAGGGCTCAACTAGGCTTAAAGCTAAGTGCCTTAAATTAATCAAGGGTAAAACCGTATTAGAACACGTCTATAACAGGACAAACAAATCTCTTGTAGACAATGTGGTTATAGTTACAACAGCCAACAGTCCAAATATAATTAGATTATGCGAAGAAAAAGGATGGTTATATTTTGTTGGGGACGAAAACGATGTAATTGATAGATATTATCAATACATTAAAAACAAGCCAGAAGTTAAGCATATTGTGAGGATTACAAGCGATCTGCCTGTAATTGATCCACAAATGATATCAAAGTGTATTATTTATCATTTGAAAAGTGGTTATGATTTTACTACAAATGCATTATTAGGTAATGAGACCTGGCCTGATGGAATGGACGTGTATATACCAACAAGAGAAACTTTAATAAAATCTTGGAAAGAAGCGACAGGAAAACACAGGGAACATGTAACAACATACCCACAAGAAAATTCTGATTTGTTTAAAATAGGGCATTACGCAAGTAATGAGGATTTAAGTAATATTAGATTAACTATTGATTATCCAGAGGATTTAAAGTTAATAGAAAAGATTTATGATGGATTATATGATAAAGATAATTATTTTGGACTAGATAAGATATTAGCTTATTTAAAAGAAAATCCAGACTTACTAAAAATAAATGAAAAATATAAAAGAAACGAATCTTATTATAATGTGGGATAATATGAAAAAATATATTGTGGTCAGACAGACAAGAAGTTGTGGGCGGCTTGACGATGTAGAAGAGGCAGTTTTTTCAACAAAAGAAAAAGCTGAAAAATTTCTACTAAAATCAAAAGCTACAAAAAGGATAAATAAGGATAAATAATGCATAAAATACCATTATATTCAAAAACACCTCTATACACGGGCTTTCCAAAGACTTACACAAAAGCAAAAGGTATGTATATATGGTCTAACGGTAATAAACACCTCGATATGGCTCAATTTTTAGGAACTCATATGTTAGGATATGCCGATAAATACATAAACCATCATGTTAAAAAATGTATAGATAAAAGCAATACATCATTATTAAACCATAAATACATGCAGAAGTTTAGCGATTTAATGTTAGCTATTCATCCGTGGGCTGATAGTATTCGTCTTGGAAATAGTGGCGGTGAAATGATGAAATTAGCTTATGACTTAGCTTTAGAAAAAATAACACATACCAAAAACCCAAAGATTTTATTTGCGGGATATTTTGGGTGGCAATTAAAAAACATTGAAAAACAGAATAAAGAAATATTAAATTTAGGTGTAGATGGTTTAAACAAAATAAATGATTATGATTATAAACCAGATGTTATATTTTTTGAGTTAGCAAGACACGATTATCCAACCGTGGAAACCATTGAAAAGTTAAAAAAATTACAATCACAAGGTACTATATTAGCCCTAGATGAAATAACAAGTGGGTTTAAATTTAACTATGGGGGGTTACATCTACTATATGATTTAATTCCTGATTTATGCGTGTTCTCGAAAAGCATCGGAAATGGCTATCCTATATCTTGTGTTATAGGTAAGGAAGAGTATGTAGAATCAGATTTATGGATAAGTTCTACCAATTGGTGCGATGGAATAGGTTTTGTTGCTGGGTATTATACTTTAAAAAAGTTTAAACATTGTAATTATAGGCTACTAACAAAGTTAGGGCAAAGTGTGCAAAAAATATGGCTGGCTTGTGCCTTAAAGCATGGTGTAGAAATAAAAGTAAATGAAGTTCCGAACATAGCCTGTTTTAAATTTAAAGAAAAACATTTAGAATGTAAATCATTATATATACAAGAAATGTTAAAAGAAGGAATATTAGCGTCAGATCAATACTATCCAAGTTTCGCACATAAAGCAGATCATATTAAGATATTTGCAAAGGCCTGTGATAAAGTTTTCAAAAAAATTAAAAAACACTTGACGGGTGAAGAAAAATATGGTATCAATATGTTAGAAGTTTTAGATAAATGATATAAAATCAAGGGGTGTTTTATGAGCGATTTTATTATCTTTAAAAAAGCTATGCAAAAACATTTTGAATTTCTTATTGAAAATCAGGATGTTTTATTTCTAGCGAATATAGATAAAGATTCGCTTTGGGATTTATATTTAAATAGTTTTCCGAAAGGAACTAACGAAATATATAGAGAACGAAGAGAATATGATTGTAGCCTATGTAAGCATTTTATAAGATCGTACGGTAATATTATTGCTGTAAAAAGCAATAAGCTTGTTTCTATTTGGGATTTTAATGTTGAATACCCTTTTAATAAAGTTTGCGAAAAAATATCAAGTGTTATAAAAGGTAAAGAAATAAAAGATATTTTTGTTTCTAAATTAAACAAATTAGGCACGAATAAAAATAGAGAGCTTGGTGAAAATAACATTGTTAGAACTTGGGAACATTTTTATTTAGAGTTACCCCAAAGGTTAGTCAACAAATCACACGACACAATAGAATCTATACAAGGCAATTACAGAGACGTAAAAAATGTTTTTTCTAGATCTATGCAAGAATTAACATTAGAGTCAGGTGAAACGGTATTAGAGTTAATCGAACAAGGGTCTTTATATAGAGGTGAAGAATTCAAAGAAACTATTAAAAAGTTTATCAAATATAAAAAAGAATATATTAATTTAATAGATAAAGAAAAAGATAATTGGTGCTGGTTTAATTGTTATAATTCTGTTGGCAAAATAAGAAATACGGCAATAGGGACTTTACTAATTGATCTATCAAATAACGTAGACTTGAATAGCGCTGTTTTAAAATGGGAAAAAGTAATAGCTCCCACGAATTATAAAAGGCCCAAAGCTATTTTCACAAAAAAGATGATTGAGGATGCCGAAAAAAAAATAAACGAACTAGGATTTACAGAATCATTAGGGAGAAAATATGCGGTTTTAGAAGATATTGCAGTTAATAATGTATTATTTGTAAACAGAGATGCGAAACCCAAACTTCAAGGCTCTGTATTTGATGAATTAAAACAAGATGTTGCGGAAAATATAAAGAAGTTTGATAGGGTAGAAGAAGTCAGTATTGAGAGTTTTGTAAAAGATATATTACCTAATATTAATGATATAGAAATATTACTAGAAAACAAACATAAAAATAATTTTTTAAGTTTAATCGCACCAAAAAATAAAAGTGCGCCAAGTATGTTAAAGTGGGGGAATAATTTTTCATGGTCTTATGTTGGCAACATCACTGATAGCATGAAGCAAAATGTAAAAAATGCAGGTGGTAATATAGATGGTGTTTTAAGGTTTTCTATTCAATGGAATGATGGCGATAATAACCAAAATGATTTTGACGCTCATTGTCGAGAACCTAATGGTAATCATATACATTATCCAAATAAAGGTCATATTCATCCTTCGTCGAGTATGTTAGATGTGGATATTATAACACCGGGTAATAAAGTTGCGGTAGAAAATATAACATGGACAGATATAAATAAAATGCAAGAGGGCAAATATATATTATTTGTAAATAATTATTCTCATAGAGGTGGTCGGACTGGATTTACGGCAGAAATTGAATATGATGGCCAGATATATTCTTATGAATATAACAAAGAGCTTAGGCAAAACGAAAATGTTATAGTTGCAGAAATTGAATTTAACAAAAAAACAGGTATTAAATTTATTCAATCATTAGATTCTTCTTTAAGTTCAAAAGAAATATGGGGTATAAATACTAATAAATTTCATAAAGTTTCTGTATTTATGTTTAGCCCTAATTATTGGAACAGTCAAGAAATAGGTAATAAGCATTATTTCTTTTTTATAAATAATTGCTTAAATGATTCACAGCCGAGAGGATTTTATAATGAGTTCCTAAAAGAGGATTTAATGAAACATAAAAGAGTTTTTGAGGCGTTAGGGTCAAAGATGAAAATAGAAGAATCTAACAACCAGCTTTCTGGTTTAGGTTTTTCTTCTACTAAAAAAGATAGTATTATAGTAAAAGTTTCGGGTAATTTTACTCGGATTATAAAAATAAAATTTTAAAGGTGTTATATATGTTTGAAAAAGCTACTAGATTAAAATTAAGATTTGATTCTGTAATAGGTTACTTAAGTGTAGAAGATTTGTGGGATTTAAGTTTACAACAACTTAATAGTTTAGCAAAAAAGATCAATAAACAAGTAAAAGAAACAAAAGAAGAAGATTTTTTAGAAGAAATTAGCGATGAGGACGCTATATTTCAATTAAAATTTAATATTGTATTACATGTTTTAGAAACTAAAAAGAAAGAGTTGAAAGAAAAGAAAGAAGAATCTTTAAGAAAAGAAGAAAGGGAAAAGATATTAGGTATTTTATCAAAAAAACAAGATGCAGCATTAGAAGAATTATCTGAAAAAGATTTACTTAAAAAATTAGATGAATTATCATGAATTGCAAGAACTGTAAAAGAGATATAACTGACGGCATAAAAGAAAACACTAAACATGGATGGAAGTGTCCTTTATGCTATACAATTAATCCATACCACGAAATGTGTGGGGTTATTTGGAAAACTCCAACAGGCACACCAAAAAGAATGCCAAGGGGGCCAAAGTGTTTATAAAAATAAGAGATATTTTATTGGCTATATTATATGCGTTATTAACAATTATATTTTTCCCTATATTATTTGTAATGGGGTTTATAATAGGCATAGTAAAGCTTTGGAGGCAAGATGCATAAACTAAACAATAAACAGATAGATGAAATAAGAAATTCTAATTTGCCTATAATGGCGTTATGATTTGGCTGCCAGGAATGAGACTGGCTTATTAAATTTTGAGGTGTTTTTACATGAAAAATTTAAAGAACAAAGGATTGACGAAAGAGAGTTTTTTAAAACCAACGAAGAAATGTTAAACTATATTGATTCCTTAAAAGGGATAAAGGAAAGTTATGTCTAAATGCATATCAATATATTTAAATGAAGAGCTTCTGGCCTTACTAAAAAATGAATCTAATGAAAGAAATATTTCTTTTAATGAACTTACTAGGACTATATTAATAAAGCATGTTATAAGTAAAAACAGCACTAATTTGTATAAACTTAACTAAATATAGTTTAAACAAAAAAATAATTCTTGACAAATAAAATATATAGTATATACTAAGTATATGAAATTTTTAAAACGGCGCAGCAGAGTGAAACGGATAAAATGAAAAGATGCACCAAGTGCTTTAAACTAAAAACTCTCGACGGATTTAGTTTTAAGAATAAACAAAAAAATAAATATAACTCTTTTTGCAAAGAGTGCCGGAATAAATATAGCCGAGAAGTATGGTATCCAAAGAATAAAGAAAAGCACAAAGAAGCATCAAGAGTATGGAAAAAAAACAATAAGTTTAAAAAATTAAGCAAAAAGTATAATTTATGTGAACAAAAAATAATGAATGCTTATTTAAACCCTAATAACATTTGCCCTATTTGTAAAAAAACAAGCAGCCTAATTTTGGATCATTGCCATGAAGAGGATAGATTTAGGGGTTTTATATGTAATACATGCAACACAATGATAGGTAGATTAGGAGATACAGAGCAAGAGATTTTAACATCAATCAATAATATTGTTGAATATTTAAAAATAGAACACCGTGAAGCAGCGGCCAGCTTGCGAGCCTCATAAGCTCGATGTCACAGGTTCGAATCCTGTCGGTGTCAATAGAGTTCACGCCTCTATAATAGCGTAAAGGGTAAAAGAGTACTCGAAACACCCTATAACCTACCTAAACTAAAACAATTATTAAATTATAATTATTCTTATTTAAGAATGATAAACGGTTTAAAAACACGATGAATCCAAATTTAGCAGAAGACGGTAAAAAATATCGTTTCACATCAACCAACCAGCCAGACCCAAAAAAAAAGAGAGTGCCTAAAACTAAAACTCGCATCAAGCAGATGGTTAAAAAGCATTTAGAAAAGTTTGAAGAGCAATTAGAAAAAGGTAATCCTGCGTTTTGGAAAATGGCTATGGATCACACAGTAGAGAAACCTAAAACAAAAATTGACCAAAAAATTAAAGGTAAGCTAGATAATAAGGTAGAGGTAATATTAGTAGACAAGCAAGATGAATGAAAATAGAAATCCCAAAAATATTTCAAGGATTATTCACACCTAAAAGATATAAGGTTTACTGGGGTGGCAGAGGCTCTGGTAAATCACAATCATTTGCAAGGGCTTTACTGATAAAAGCTAAACAAAGCAGAATAAGAATACTTTGTACAAGAGAGATACAGCGGTCAATTAAAGATAGTGTCCACAAACTACTTAAAGACCAGATATATGAGCTAGAACTAGACAACGAGTTTGATGTTACTGAAAAGAATGTAACACATATTAATGGCAGCGAGTTTATATTTGCAGGGCTACATACTAATGTGCATTCTATCAAAAGTATTGAAGGTATAGATATATGTTGGGTTGAAGAAGCCCACTCTGTAAGTGAAAATAGTTGGCGTGTTTTAATACCTACCATAAGAAAAAATAATAGTGAAATATGGATAAGCTTTAACAGGGACAGAGAAGATGATCCTTGTTATGTTAGGTTCGTTGAAAACAAGCGTAATAATGCGATAATAAAAAAAGTCAACTACTACGATAATCCTTTTTTCCCTGACGTTTTAAAAGAAGAGATGGAATGGGACAAAAAAAACGATTATGATAAATATTTACATGTATGGGAAGGCGAGCCTTTAATACATTCTAACGCACAAATATTTAAAAATAAGTGGCGTGTAGAAGACTTTGAAGCACCCGAAAATGTTAATTTTTATCATGGTTGTGACTGGGGGTTTAGCACAGACCCTTTTGCTCTTATAAGATGTTTTATACAAGACAAAAAGTTGTATATAGATCAAGAAGTTTATGGTACCGGTATAGATATAGACAAGCTGCCAGAAAGATTTGATTTAATCGATAATATTAAACGGTGGGTTGTTATAGCTGATAGGTCAAGGCCAGAAACCGTTTCATACATGAAGCGTAGGGGGTATTTTATAAAGCCTAGTAGGGGTTGGCCTAACTGTAAAGAAGATAGAATAGAGTTTTTAAAAAGCTTTGAAGAAATTGTAATACATGAAAGGTGTAAAAACACTAAGTATGAGTTTGCTAACTTCTCTTATGCAAGAGATAGATTAACTGACGAAATACTTAGGAAGATCGTAGAAAAACACGATCATGCTATCGATGCTATTACATATGCATTAGATGACGTTATGAAAAATAGAAAAAAGCTTAATTTAAAAAGAAGTGATTTTGGTATATGATAATAGAGTTTGGTAAATATGAAGAAATGATTGCATTTGGTATTACTTATATTAGGAAGTGTATAATCATAGAATTGTTATTTTGGTATATAGAAATAAAGTGGGGTTATAAGGATGGTTAATGGATATCGACAGCAAGATATTAGAACTCAAAAAGCAATTGGAAAACGTAAATGGTAAAAAATGCGAAGTGTACTCAAGGATTGTGGGATATTTTAGAGCTATCGATAGTTGGAATTATGGGAAAAAAGAAGAATATAAGCACAGAAAAGAGTTTAAAGCAAAAGATTATTGACAATTGTGTTAAAAAAGTGAAAGAAGCTTTGTTAAAGGTTAGTAATCCAAATTATAAACAATAATAGGCTAATAAATGACAGGTGATGTAAAAAATGACATTAAAATTCTTCAATATCCACGTGTAGAAGATTTTACAGCTGTAACAAAAGAAAGCTTAGTAAAAACCATACAAGATAATCTTGATTTTCGTAACAAATATCTTGATAATCTTAATTATTACGTTGGTAAAAATACCAGAATCAACGAAAAAAGAGTTGTCGCAAAAGATAATCCGGATTCAAGAATAAGTGTTAGTTATGCAAGAACCATGACTCAAATGGTTAAGGGCTATATGTATAAACCGGGTTTAGTTACATATGCAAGTGAAGAAAATTCATATCTGAATCAATTATTAGAAATTTTTAAACAAAATAACGAAGAGTTAAAAACATCAGAATTAGGAGAAAATCAATCTAAATATGGCATAGGCGTTGAACTATTATATGGTGACAACAAAGTTGTTAACGGTGGTACTATTCCTTACTTTACAGTTATTAAACCAGAAGAATGTATTTTTATTTACAATATGGAAATAGAGCCAACAATGATAGGGTGTATTAGGTATTATGTTGTAGGTGAAGATAGCCAAAAACGTGAAAGAACTTATAGAGTTGAGGTTTATTTTTTAGATCGTGTAGAATTATACGAAATGAAAGAAAGTGGTTTTGATTTACACAATAAAGGTAATTTTAAAATCACACAAAAATTAGACTCTTACCCTAATTGGTTTGATGGTATACCTTTTGTGTTGTATATTAATAACCAAGAATATTTGGCAGACTATGAGCCTGTTAAAACTTTAATTGATGCTTATGATATACTTGTTAGCGACAGTGTGGATGAGCTTAATAGATTTGCAAGCGCTTATTTAATATTACAAAATTTTATATTAGCAAACGCGGAAGATGAAAATGAGAAATCAAGAGCGTTAGAAAAAATCAAAAAAAATAGATTAATAGAGGTTGATAGTGACGGTAATGTTTCATTCCTAACAAGAGATATACCAAGCGAATTTTTTAAAGAAGTTAAACAGACTTTAAGGGAAGACATAGAGGCACATTCTCATATACCAGATTTTAGAGATAGAAGCTTTGAGTCGAAGTCTGGTGAGGCTATGAAGTGGGCGTTATTTCATTTTGAAAATTTAGCGGCCGACAAACAGTCTCTTTTTGAAAGGGGTCTTCAGGAAAGAATAAGACTTATTAATAGCTTTTTAAAAAAGAAAGAAATAGATACTGGTAATGTATATGTTAGATTTCAAAGGAACCTGCCTTCTAATATAGATATGTTGGTAGGAATAGCTGAAAGGCTAAAAGCGCTTGGATTGCCAGAAGAATCTTGGTTAGAAATATTAAAATCAGCCGAGTTAATAGATAATGTAGAAGATATTATAAGCTTAATGGAAGAAGCAAAGGTAAAAGCACAAGAAGAGTTTCAACTAAACATAGATCAAGATGTTAAGGAAGAAGAAGATGATCAGCAAAATATACGGCCTACCTAACTGTTATAAGTGTAAAGAAATGCAACAAAAACATCCAAATGTTAAATATATAATTATGGATTATGCAAAGCACAGGCCAATTATAGAAGAAGCATTAAAAAAAGGTGTTATGAGTGCACCTATATTAGTAGATGAAAATAATAATATAATAAGGATAAGCGATGTTTAAGGTAAGAGATGTAATACAAGAATTAAAAAAATATAAATTTGATCTAGACACAAATGTATGTAAAATTAAGAAAAAAGATAATTTAATAGAAATTGTTGTCAAAGAAAAAAACATTAATAAAAAATCAGAAAAAATTTTAAACGATAAATAAATAAATCATGGGTGAGTTAAAAAAAAATCAACAAAAAGCATTTGATAATGCAATTAAACTTACCAACAATCAAGAAAAACAATTAGTTAAAATATACCAACGCTCTTTGAAAAATATTCGTAATGAATTATTAAAGCTTAATGAAAAGATAACATGGTCATTCCAAGAGCTTAATAAGTATGATAGATTAAAAAAGCTTGAAGATCAAATATTTAAAGAATTAAAAAACATAAGCAAAGAATCATATAAGATTGCTGTTAAAAATAACACGCTTATAGTAAACGATTCATACAACAGAAGCTGGTTTGGTTATACAAAAGAATTAAGTGCATTTGTAGCTTTTGGTAAAATTAACCCTGATTTAGTTAAGCAAATTGTATTAGAACCATATCCTGGCGTTAAGCTTGTTGACTTGATTAAAAACGTTAATGCTACTGATATTAATAAAATAAGGCTAGAAATAGGGCAGGGATTACTGCAAGGTGAAGGTGTCCAAAAGATAGCAAGAAGAATACGTGATATTTTAAACATTAGCCTTAACAGAGCTAACCGGATAGTGCGTACAGAAGCATTAAGCGCACAAAGTAAGGCACTAGAATTAAGTAACCAAAAAGCAAAAGAACAGGGTATAGAAATACGAGAGCTTTGGGATGCTACACTTGATAGCCGGACAAGGCAAACACATAGAAGCGCAGACGGAAAAGTAAAAAACAAAGATGGTGATTTTATTGTTGGTGGTGTTAAGTTTACATCTCCTAGAATTGTAAGTCCTAGAAATACTTCTGGCAATACCGCAAGAGAAAGAATCAATTGTAGATGTTCAATGTTTACAGAAATTGAAGATGTCCCGGAAACGTTAAAAACAAGAGCTAAAAAGCAAAGCAAGCGAATAGACGGATTAACATATGAAGAATGGTTAAAGGGGTTATAATGGAAGCAAAAGAATATTTTGAAGAAGAGCTTAAAAAAATAAACAAAAAATTAAGTGACTTAACAGATGAATTAAATACACATAAAAAAGAAGAGTCAAGACTTAAAACTCAAAAACATATTTTAGAACTAGATTTAAGCAGGGTAAAAGCTGCGTTAGAATATTTAAAGGGGTAAAAATGTTAGTAGTAAAAAAGATATTACACGATATATATGGATTATTAAGGTGTAAAGACCGTGATGGGCTTATATCTATATATGAGGAATGTAAAAATAATATACTGGAAATTGAAAAAATAGAAGGTATTGCAGGAAAGAATAGTTATTTTTCACAAGAAACACAACTACGTAAACAGATAGAAAAAGAATATCAAGAAATGGTAATTGTAAAAGACAAAGAGAATAACGTTTTAAAAGACCAGATTAAAGCATTAAAAACTTTAGAAAATCAATTTAAAGAAGTAAATAAAAGTTTAAAAGAGATGCAAAAAATAACTAAGGATAAAGATTTAAAGATTAAAAATCTTGAAAATAAAATAAAAGAGGCTGAGGCATTAGCAGCAGACTCATAGGGGATATCATGTCAGATGAATTAAAAAATGATAGTGTTGTTGTAGAACAAGAACAAGAACAAGATCAAGCGGTAGATCAACCAGTGGAAACACAAAAAGATCAAATTGTTAATGAAGATAAGGAATTATATAATTCTTTAAAAAATGATTTTGAAGAAATGAAAAAAAGTATGTCTGCTTGGCAAGAAAAAGAAAAGGTTTATAAAAACCAAATCAAAGGTCTTGATCGTAAGAATACCGAGCTGTCACAAAAAGTTAAACAATTGACACAAAAAGAAATGAGTGCAGAGGAAATAATTGAGCAACAAAGAAAAGAACTAGAAGACGGGTTTAAGTCTTTATGGTGTGAAAAAGCAGTTGCTATTAATTTTTCAGACTATGAGGAAGAAGAACAGGGAATTTTAAAAACTTATGTATATGGTAATAATGAAGAAGAACAAATTGCCTCTGCAAAATCGCTTAGAGATATCATGGATAAAAAAATAAAAGACGGTATTTCAAAAGGTGTTGAAGAAAAGCTTGCACAAGGCTATAAGCCTAAATCAAGTGGTGTTCAAGGGCAGGGTGTAAAGACGTTACAAGACATGACAAATCAAGAGCTAGCACAACTAGCAAAAGATGTTGTTAAAATGCCAAGTGGAAAAGACAAAGACGAAAAACTAAAAGCTCTCGCAGAAGAAGAAGATAGAAGAAGAAGGGAGCTTTACTAAATAGGAGAATAACATGGCAGATGTTTTTACTGAATTTATTCCTGAAATTTGGTCTGCTAGAATACTTGAAGAAAAGAAAAAGGCTCATGTGTTCGCACAATTAGCCAATACTGATTATCAAGGTGAAATAACAGCAGCAGGCGATCAGGTAAGAATTCCACAGGTAGGATTACCAACCGTAAATAGTTATACAAGAAATAACTTTTCAAATGGTCTTACAAAAGAAACTGCTAATGTTGCAAGCATGACATTAGTAGTAGATCAAGAAAAATATGTAAATATTTTGCTTGATGACGTTGATATAAAACAGTCAAAACCAAACTTTATACCAACATTACAAACAAATATTGCTTATCAATTGGCCGATAGCCAAGATCAATATATATCGGGACTAGCAACAGAGTCCGGAATAACATCAACTTCTAACAGTGCTAGTTCAAGAGTATTGATAGGTTCTAGTAACATCAAAACTGAACTATTGTTAATAGGGAAAGAATTTGACGAGGGTAACGTTCAAAGAAACGGCCGATATGCTGTCATAAATCCAGCACTAATGTTTGAATTGATTGACGCTGGCGTATTAGAGCAATCTAATAACGATACTACTTGGATGAATGGATATATTAACGATGCGTATGGTTGGAAAATTTATGTTTCTAACAATTTAACATCAACAGCTTCTTCATCGGTTAATTTATTTTTTGGTGTTGGGAATGAGTCTATTACAATGGCTGAACAAATAACACAAGTCAAAATGGGTGAATTAACACAAGAGGGATTCGGTATGTATATCAAAGCTCTTCACGTATATGGTGCAAGAGTTATTCCAGACAGAACAGGTATAGTATATGCCTTAGTAGCAAACGCGTAGGGAGGTAGAAATGGCAGCTTTTAGTACAACAGCAAGAAAACTAGGCGTTAACGGATTTTATCTTGACGTGACAGGTTCTTTATTGAGTGGTTCTACGGCTACCTCTTCAATCACAATAACATGTGGAGCATTAGAAGATGTAGTTGTATTTGGTCATAATCCAACAGGTTCAGATGATATAACTTTAACATTATCAGCATCAACAAACACTTTTTACATTTCAGCTGGCAGAGGAGATAGAACTCTTACAACAGCTATGGCATCTAGTGATTGGTTTGTTATAACACAAATGGAATCTAATTGGTTTCAATCAACAAGCAATACATTTACAATTGCAGCGACAACAGCTATTGCAATGTTTGCATTTGAAAGAAGTTCAACAAAACAAATATAGTTTCCCCCTTGACTATATTTATTATACACGGGAGTGGTCGTGAGATTGCTCCCAATATTTAGGGGAAAAAATTTTAAAAGGGGATATAATGACAAAAGAAAAAAGGACAACAAATGATTACATTAAGGATTTAACCGGCAAAGAAATGCCAAAAGTAGAAAAAAAAGGTAAAGAAGTTAAAAAGATAATTAGTATCTTAGGTACTGCCGGAAGCAGAAGCATGGCTAATTGGGGTGATTCAAGATGTGAATTTTGGGGGGTTGCTCATTGTTTGTTATTAAGCGATATAAAAAAGTTAGATAAGGTCTTTGAAATTCACTTGCCATATATATATAATCAGGAGATATCACCGTTTTCTCAAAAACCTATTATTTATCATGCAAACAAAGAATATAGCTTAGGTAAATATCAAAAAGATAATTTTGGTATGCCTTGTAGAGACATTAAAGATATAACAGCAATATTGCCCGTACAAGACAATAATATTAACAAATATGAAATTTTCCCACGTGAAGAAATTAAAGCTAAATATAAAGATTTATTGCCGCCGAGCGATGCTTTTTATGCAACTAACTCTATTGCTTGGATGATATGTTTAGCAATTGAACAAAAACCCGATAGAATCGAACTATGGGGAATACATTTAGAAACCGATTCAGAGTGGCAATATGAGCGCCCTTGTGTTGAGTTTTGGTTGGGCATTGCAAGAGGCATGGGGATAGAAATTTACATTCCAGAAGCAGCCGATTTGTTAAAAGCTTATCACGAATACGGATTTGCCGATATTGAAGTTAGAAGGAAAAAACTAAAAGTCAGGTTAGATAATTTTCAAAAAAACATACAAGATTATACAAGTGAAATTAACAGATTGTTGACTAGAAAAAAAACACTAATAGAAAACATGAGAATATCTTTTAAAGATAAAGTAGTTCAAATGGAAAATGAGAAAAAGCGGTTACAAGAAGAGATAAAAAAATATAATGAAAAAAATGAAGAAGATAAAATAAAGTTTGAAAAAAATATTAAAGATAAAATGCAAAAAGAAGTAATTAATTTAGATGTTAAAATCAGGCAATTAGAAAATAGGGCAAGCGCTTTTCATGGGGGCAGAGAGCAAATAGAATATGAAATTAAACAATTAAATGCATAGGAGCAAAAAATGAAAATGAAAGTTAATGAGTTTGAAGTAGCAAACAACCTTACGGCACAAAATGTTACTATAACAAGCTCAACCGATACAACAAGCATTACAGTTGTAACGGCTATAACAACTAGCGAATCTACACAATTCCAATTCAACACACAAACAATATATTTTTCGGGTGGCGTTTGGACAGATTTGGGCGCAGAATCAACAAGTACAGTAACTACAAGCACCAGTTAGGAGTTTTATATGGCAATACACGAGCCTTCACAAACATATTTATGGCAATTGGCCAATACATCGGGCGGTGCTGGGTGTGAGATAGTAACAGATACAGAGGCTCATATTGGTGATTATAGAGTTATCCAAATTGCAAGCACAGATGTTGTTTTTACGTCTATAACATCAACGTTAGTAACTAATAGTAGCGAAGCAAGTTCTTTGACCTCACTACCGATAGGTTTTACTATTTTATCGCCGTGCACAAGCGTTCAAGTAGACTCGGGGAATATAATACTATATAAAGAAGTATGATGAGTTTTTCATATAACTTAAATTTAAAAAGCAAAATATTACAAACTGTTTCATCCCCTGTTCAAGGTACACTAACATATGCGGGAAATATACAAGATGCGACAAATTGTGATAATCCAACAGGCATAAAGATAAATTCGGCTAATAGTAAAATATATATATCACAATATGACGATGATTCTGCTAGTTGGTGGGGCGTAAGTTCAGGCGAGCCTTCTTATGTTGGAGAATACTCAAACTCTAATATAAACGGTGCAAACGAAATATTATTATCAGTAGATGAAGGTAACGCATATGTTGTGGCGGAAGTAGACACCATAGTTTGGTTTACGCTTAATAGCTCTGACGGCTCGCTTAGTTATGTTAGCAAACATACATCAACAGACATAGATGGCGCTATTAATATGGGTATTAGCAACGATAACGATCACGTTTATGTTTTAAGCAAAAACAATAACGCTGTTAGTTGGTATGATCGCAGCACTTCTGATGGAAGCCTTTCTTATGTTGGGCAATATTCGGACGCAAACATAGCGTTCCCCAGATCAATAGTTTTTTCGTCAGAGTCAACAATGGCTTATATTTGTGGTAGAAATGCGAACTCAATATCTTGGTTAACAAGAAGTACAGCGGACGGGAGTTTAACTTTTGTTGACAATATAGTATCAACAGCGTTAGATGATGTATGGACACTATGTACAAACCCAACTTATAGCAATGTTTATGCGGTGGCTTGGACTGGAAATAAAGTAAACACGTTTACAATTAATAGTTCAGATGGTAGTTTAACGCTACTACAATCATTAGATAATACCGGCGCTTATGGGGTAGCCTGTTCAAAAGATGGTAATAATATATATGTATCTAGTAGAGAAAGTAATACAATATCATGGTATAGTGTTAATAGTTCAGATGGAAGCTTAGAATTTGTTGATAATTACACAAGCAGCAATATAGCGGGCGCCAATCAAATAGCAATATCAAACGATGATAAATATGTATATATTGTAGGAAGCTCTGGCGATTTGGTAGCTTGGTTTAATAGAACAACATAGGAGAAAAAATGAGATTTAGGATAACAAATATAGGGAATAATCCGAGTGATTCTAATTATTTTGATATAGATGTGGATTATTTAGAAGATGATAACTCGGCGTTTAGAGCTTCAAATACGCTAACTTTGGTAAAACAAAATTATAGATCACAACAAGCTATATTGGACTATATTGCAAGTGAAGTTATATTCCAATATGACAGAGTTAATATAAATGATATTATTAATGTTATTTATGATGCGGATACGGTAATGCCGGTATAGGAGAAAGAGATGTTACAACAACCAGCTTTTGATGTTTTGTTAGGGATGAAAGACCCAACAGGATCAAGTGTAAAAACTATAACACATCTACACTCAAAAATTCACTCAGGGAAAGCATTTAAAGCTTGTTTTACAAGCTCTGCAACAACGGATGGTGCAGTTGTATATTTACAAATTAACGGTTCAAGTGATGTAGATGCGCATTTAAAAGAGTTTAATGTTCACACTTCTGAGGGATTTTTGGATATAAAATTTATTGAATGTTCAACATCTAGCACACATACAACTGGTAGTGCGAGTGTTTCGGTTTATGATAAAAATAGAACAACTAAAAACAGCGCAAACATTACGTTTTTTTCTGACCCCACAGATGTTAATAGCACGGCTAGCAATAATATTGTTATTGATAGGTTTCAAGTAGGAGGAACAGCAGGAAGCTCTTTAACGCCTACAGGTAGCCAGATTAACGTATCACAAGATGAATGGGTTATAGGTAATAGTACATATATTATAGAAATAACGTGCCAAACAACAGCAGCTAGTTTCTATTTAAATGGATGTTTAATATTTTATGAGTAATCATAATGTCAGAAAGCAGAAATAGTTAATGCCAAAGAAAATAAAAGGTAAGCCTAATAAGGGAACGCCAAAAGATATGAGATTAAAAAAAAATAAAAAAAGGAAAAAATAATGCCGGCTAAACTAGAAAGGTGCGTAAGTAAAGTCATGGGAAAAGGCAAAAGTAAATCGAGCTCCTATGGGATATGTGTAAAATCTACTGGATTAAAACCAAAAAAACGTAAAAAGAGGAAGTAATGTATAGACTATCTACTAATGTTTTGGTGGCTTCTAGTAACGTAAAGCTTTGGACTGGAATAACAAGCACAGATTATGATGAAACAATTGAGGCATTAAACCCCATAATACTTGATGATATAACTAATTATTGTAAAAATAGTTTTGTTAGATCAACTATGTATCAATGGGATGATAATATATCATTTTCTACAAGCACCGGGAGTAATAGTATTATAAGCAACGCCTCAACAAGTGATGTTGATTTCACAGAGTTTATAGATGTTGGAAATATTATAAGGGTTGTTGATGCAATCCAAAACAATGGTTATTTTTCTGTTGTAAGTGTTAATAGTACTGTAATTACAGTTAATGAAACTATAAAAACAGAGTCTAGTAGCACGGGTAAATTTCCTATTGTTTATAGAGTTGATTATCCTGACGACATTCCTTTTATAGGTGCTAAAATGATTCGTTGGAGTATAGATTCACAAAATAGAGATGGGTTAAGAAGTGAATCGTTAGGAGACTATTCATATACATTGCAGGAATTAGTTGGTAACAATATGTACCCTACAAACATTGTAGGGGGATTAAAAAAATATAAAAAGGCTAAATTTTTATAATGTCTATAAGTGGATTTTACAATACAACAGCAATATTAGAAACTTTTACAACAACAGAAGATGAATATGGACAAGCTGTAAAAACATGGGTTGCTAGTACTACTATTATAGGTACTAAACAAGGCAGAAGTGGAAATAAAAGTGTTATAAATACACAGGATCGTATTAGTAAAAACGAAAGGTTTTATTGCAACTATCAAACAATACATCCTTCTGGAAGATTAGTTTTTTCAAACTCTACTATAAGTTTTAACTTTCAAGGTACGGCCAGCGCAAGTATAGATTTAGCCAGCACAACTAAGGGGGCTTTATATTTTATAGATACGGCTTTTAGTACTTTTGGCCAATACGATTATGCCTTATTTAATGGCACTGCATATGTAACCCCTAACGTTACAAGAAATGATATACTTTTTGTGAACGATAGATTAAGAAATAGACACTTAGAAATAGACTTAGACTTAGATCATAGAGATAGATAATGGCTGACATAAGAGTAAGCTTTACAGTTAACCCAGCGACAGAAGGACAAATAATAAACGCTGTTAATAGTGCATTAGAAAGCGCTGCTATATTTTTACAAAATGAGACTAAGAGTAGAGTCCCTGTTGATACTGGCAATTTAAAAGGTAGTATGTTATATGCTGTACAAAATTTTCAAATGGTGGTGTTCACGCCAATAGAATATGCGATACCATTAGAGTTTTCGACAAAAAAACCTAGAAGATCCGGGACTATACCTTTTATGAGGCCTGCTTTATTTGAAAATAAAAGCGAGATTGAAAATATTATAGCTAATATAATGAGAGCAAGAATATGAATTCAGATATATGGCTAGTTAATAAAATTAAAAACAGTACGGTATCAAGTACGCGAGTTTATCCTAACTATATACCCGAATCTACATCAAATAACTATTCAGATCATATCCCGTGTATTGTATATCAATCCATAGGCTTTGATAGGAATAGAAAAAATAGACAAATTATTTATTCATTAACAAGTATACATAATTCAAAAAGTAATGTAGAAGATTTAAACGATCAATTATATAACCTGTTTGATAATTCAACACAATATATAAGGGAAAGTTCAAGCAATCTTCACACAATCAATGTTGAAATCATTAATAATGTGCCTAGCTTATATGATGATGACAACAAGTACTGGACACGACCATTAGATATAAGTGTTTGGTATTACGTTAATTAAAGGAGAAAAAAATGGCACAAAATACTATTCAAAATAGTTCTCTCTTATTTCCGGAAGACGTTATTGTTTATGTAGCTGCTTATTCAACTGAGTTTACTACGTTGGCTGAATTGTCAAGCGCTAATTTTTTAAATTGTGGTGCATTGACAGAATATTCAAGAGAAAGTGCAAATGAGTCGGTGCAGCCGGGGTCTTTTAATGTAGAACACGACCAGGTTGTAACCAAAGAGGCTGAGACTATAAATATTACATTACAAGAATTTAATTCTAGTATTGTAAATTTATTACGAGGCACTATGAGTCAGCAAGTCACTACATCTCTTGATTTAATCGGTGGGACAAGTGCAGCAGATTTAGAAGTACTTTACTCTGGCGATGCAGATACAGTAACGGCGTGTATGTTGTGGGAAATAGCAACATACTCTGACGGAAGAACAAGACAAGCTTACTTCCCTTATGTATTTTATGTAAGTGGAGGCTCTTATTCTGCGAAAAGTCAAGGTACTGGAGAATATGGCGATATGGGATTCCAATTAGAAGCAAGAGAATCACCCGTATTAACATACAACAATAGAAAGCAATATAGAATAGAACTATTAAGCACAGCTTCAACTTAATATTAATTTAAAGGGGGTTTTATGAAAATTATAGATTTAAGTTTATTTAACAAAGAGCCTGAGTTTGGATTTAAGGCAATTAGTGGGAAAGAATATATTGTTAATTTTGTTAATGCGGAAAACGAATTAACATTAATGCAGGAACAAGAAGATATTGCGGCGGCTATTAGTAAGTGGAAGAATATCAAAATTGAAACATTGGATAAATGGAAACAAATATTAAAAAAACTTTTGAGAGAATGTAATAATAATTATAACACAGACGAAATAGAAAAAGATGTTAATGCATTAAAGCCAATACATATATTGACAATATTATTTGATGCTTGTAAGTATCTTAACGAAAGAGCACAAATATTATATGAGGTTTTCCCTGACGATACAAAAAAACAAGCTAAAAAACTTGAAAGAGAGCTTAAAAAAAAAGCAGCGTCAGCCTTATCAGAATCGGAAGCATGATATTAAGAGAATATAATCTTAATTGTGGGTTGAAAGAAATTTTTAAAAAATATGAGTGGTGGGAAATCTTAGGCTTAATGTATGCCAGTGAAGATTGGCTAAAACAACAAAACGAGGCGTATGTAGAAGCAAGACGTAGACAAGCAGAAAAAGAAAAAATAAAAAGTGGTAAGATGAATATGATATTCAGGCCTAAGAAAAAGAGGTAATTATGGCTTTAACTGCCGGCGAATTACAAATATTAGTAGATGTTAATACTCGCGAATTAGATACACTAAAAAAGAAACTTAATGACATAGATGGACAGTCTAAAAAAACACAAGGTGGCTTTAAGTCTATGGCTGCAAGTTTCTTTACAGCACAGGCAGCTTTTAGTATAGCCGAAAAAGGGTTATCTATATTAAAAGACGAATTAATAAAATCTGTAAGGGTAGCAAGAGACTTTGAAGAGGCTAATAATAAATTTAGAGTTACTTTTAGGGCTGTGGGTAAAGAAGCTAATGTATTAAGAAAAAACTTAACTGACGCTTATGGATTAAGCAGACTAGAAGCTACAAATCTATTAGCAGCAACAGGCGACCTCTTAACAGGTTTTGGATTTCAAGGTGAAGCTGCATTAAATTTAAGTAATCAGGTTCAACAGTTAGCGGTAGACTTAGCAAGCTTTCAAAACTTAGAAGGTGGCGCACAACAAGCAAGTGAGGCTCTTACTAAGGCGTTACTTGGCGAAACCGAAAGCGCTAAATCTTTGGGTATAGTTATAAGGGCAGCCGATGTAAACGCAAGATTAGCAGCTGAGGGTAAAGATAAACTTACAGGCCAATCTTTATTGCAAGCACAAGCAGAAGCCAGACTTCAAATAGCATTAGAACAAAGTAAAAACGCCATTGGCGATTATGCAAGAACAACGGATTCATTAGCCAATAGGCAAAGAACTTTAAAGGCGGTACAAGAAGATGTTGCTATTTCTGTTGGGTCATTATTTTTACCGGTAATAAATAAAATTACAGGGGAGTTATTAGATAGCGCACAAGGCATTAGAGACTGGTTAGGTGAGGCTGAAAATGTAAAAAATTTAAGAAACGCAATAAGTGTTGTGTCATTTGCATTTTTTACATTATTAAAAATACTTAAATTGATAGCGACTCCGTTTTTTGCGTTTGCAAACAACGCTATAATTGCAGCTAAGGCATTAGGCAATTTAGGAGAAGTTTTTAAAAATGTTATTGAAATTATTAAAAACCCAACAGACGCACAAGAAGCAATTGACAACATAAAAAACATAGGTAGCAGTTTTGTAGATTTAGGCAAAGATTTAGTCGATAACTATAAAAATTTTGGTAAAACTTTTTTAAACACAGGTGTTGAAATAAGGAAAGACTGGGATCAGCTAATGAAAGACATTGGTGAAGAAACAGGAGAAACACTGATACAAGAAACTAAACCAGAAGATACCGGAAAAGAAATAGGCGAAAAAACAGGTGATGGTATATCAAAAGGATTAGCCTCTAAAATAGATAAGATAAGCGAAACATTTAGTAAGATTTCTCAAATTGGGGGGATGATAGCAAATGTTTTTCAAGAATCTTTTACTATCGCAGGCGAATTTGCTAATAGGTTTTTTGAAAGCCAGTTAGCGAATTTAGAAGAATTCCACAACGCAGAAATTGAAGCAATCGATGCTAGATTAGCAAGGGAAATAGAGCTAATAGAAAACAACGGCATAACAAAAGCAGAAGCTCAACAAGCAGAGCTGGAACAACTTCAAGAAGCGTTAGCGCAAGAAACTGACCTTAAAAAACAAGCGGACATACAAGAAGAAATAAATAGTCTTCAACAACAAATTAATATTAGAAAAGCCGAAACCAGAGCTGCTGAAGACCGAGAAAAAGAAGAAAAAAAATTTGCAAAAAAGAAATATAAACTAGAAGTAGAGCAATTTAATACAAATAAAGGGTTGCAAGCAGCCAACGCAGCTATTAGCTTTGCAACGGGTTTAATCTCAATGTGGGCTAGCGTTTGGCAAGTAGGCCCAATAGCCGGTCCTATACTTGGAGGTATATTTTCAGGGTTATTAACAGGAATATTTGCAGCACAACTTGCTAGCATTCTTTCACAAGCGCCACCACCGCCACCAAAATTTCAACAGGGCGGACAATTTATTCAAGGTGGTCAAGCCATTGTTGGTGAGGCCGGCCCTGAAATAGCAGAGTTCCCTGGTGGCACTAATTTTAGAAACGCACGAGAAACCAGAAATATACTAGGAGGCGAACGAGAGCCACAAGTAATTAATATTGTTTTAGATGGTGAAATATTACGAAGTTGGTTAATCACAAATAAAGAAGCGGAGGCTGTCGTTGGCTAATTATTATTTACAGCAAGGTGATGATACAAGTTTAACATATAATCTTGATATAGTTGGTGATTTAGATATTGGTCTTCCTTCACTAGATTATAAATTAGTTGATATTAAAGGCGAGGGTGGCCAATTACAAGGCGTTGGTACACAAAAAGGTAGAGTGTTAGAATTTTCGTATTTTTTCAAAAGAAATGAAGAATATGAAAGAGATGAGTTTTTAGATTGGTTAACAAAAGGAAGTGAAATTACTTTATATTGTTATAAAACAGTTGACAAAAGAGTAAGATGTTCTATTACAAACACTAGCACAGAAGTAAAAGTAATAGGTATAAATAGCACACAGCAATTAAAACAACTATCAACTGGGGATTCAATAACAGGCGTAGGAATTCCAGATAATACAGTGATAGATACTATAAATTCTACTAGTTTTTTAATCGATCAAGCAGCAACAGCTTCACTTAACGACACTTGGCTTCAAGCAAGAACGTTTACAGGCAGAACAAGAGTATATCCTCAACCAAAAGGTGGGGAAGCTTATAAAGTTAATCGTTTATCTGAAAGTGTTAATTTTTCTTGTATTTCAAAAAATCCTTTTTTTACATCAACAACACTTACTATCACAGAATTTGACTCTACATCAAAAACAGAAAAAAGCACAACCATAAATATAAATGGATATAGAACGCCTATAATAGTTGATTTTACACCAAATGAATCTTTTAGCGTTTTACAAGTGAAAACATCGGACTCTTTTGGTTTTAAGGCTAGTAGAGCTTTTCAGTCTGGTGAAACAATTTCTGTTAATACCGGCAACTCAGAATTAACAATGACAATAGATGGAAATACAGTTACGGGCATATTTGATGCAGATTCAACGCCTTTTATGCTAGAAAAAACTACAAATGTTTTAAGTATAATTGCATCTAATAGTACGGACGGTGCTTTAAAAATAAAATATTATGAGAGAAGAATATAATGTATATTATAGGCGAGCAGCCATTAGGTGAAACACCTGTAAGTGTTAGCCAACTATCAACACCCCCGATACCCTATTATAGATGGAAAGTAGAAGTAGAAGGTGTGAAAACGTGGCATATACACGGGTTTGATTGTTCTATAAAAAGCGGTAAGGCTAGCGATACCATAAAAGGGATGGGTAAAGCAGAATTAAATTTTGCTGTTTTAGACGTTCCTATTATAAGCCAAGACCGAGTTAACATGTATTATAACTCAGAGAAGGTTTATTCTGGATATGTTGATAAAATACCAGATTTATCGGGTGGTAAAGTTTCTATTTCACCTGATAGCAAAAAATTTGAGACGGCTGTATATAATGCAGATTATACTAGCACAAACGCAACATATCAACAAATAATACAAGATGTATTAAGTGACAAACAATCTCAAACTGATATATTGTATAACGCTAGTCTTATAGATATTGATGATACAACAGCAAAAAGTATAGACTATAATTATAAATCGGTAAAAACATTATTAAATGATATTGTTGATCAGCTAGACGACAGATATGCCGGCGCAGATGCAAACCAATTTTATTTTATAAAAACACTATCAACATCTATTAAGTATTATTTATATAACAGCGAAAATCCAGCTTTTCAAGACATAACGGTAACGGAAGACGACAGCAAGATTAAAGCTACTAGATATCAGGTATATCAAAAATCTACTAGCGGTAGTGAAACTAATAGACTAGGGCAAGTTGGCTATGACTCTTCAACCGGGGACTATCCATCTTTAAGCATTGAAAATAGGATTGGTATAAAAGAAAAAAAATATACAGCTCCGGAAGGGTTGAATTCTTCTAACGCTCTTAATTTTGCATATACAAAGCTAAAAGCAGAAACTGTTATACCTACTAATATAAAAATTAAAGGTTTAGACTTACGTAGAATTCCTGTAAAAATTGGAGATAGAATAAGAGGCTACAAGCCAGAAACTTTGTTATGGCGTACTATAATAGATTGTGAATCTACAAGCAATTGGCTTGGTAATGCCGAATTAAGTACTATTGCAAAAAAAGATACTTATTCTATTACTTTTTCTGGACTTGGTGGTATTCATTACGGTTACCCTGAGCTAAAACAATGGAGAAAAATACAAAAAATTGGTTTTTATATTAGGTCAAATAAAAGTGTAACATGTAGAGTTGATATAGCTAATTATGCTCAAGCATATGGATATGTTAATTATTCTATGGGTAATTATAGTTTTGGTAATTCTACCGGTACTGACGAAATGAATTCTACATATTTTAATGTTTATGTTGGAAATGTTAATCAATGGATATGGTATGACACACCAATTACATGTGATGATTTTAGGTATATTAGTTTTAGCTCTACCGATCAAAACGCGACTATTTGGATTGATGAAATTAAATTATATCAATATCACAGACAATTTTATGATGGGAATGTAATACAAATAGACTATGAGTTAGGAAGTGATTTTGTAAACGTGCAAGCAGGGGAATTTCAAGAATTTGTTAATGATGATTTTTTTAATTTACAAAAAGAATTAGAGCAACAAAAAATAATACAGGAAGCTTAAAATGGGATTTAAATTAGAAGAAGAAGACTATTTAAAATCTTTATGTTTTGAGAATGAAAAAAACAAGCAAATTAAAACGTTAGAAATAAATATGTGGAATGAAATAAAAACATTAAAAGAGTCAACGGATAATAATAAATATACAAAAATTACTGAAATAAAACAAAAATATTACAAAGATATTATGGAGTTATAAATGGCAGTTACATATTATGAAAGCGCCAAAAGCCCACTAGATAATACGGTTGTAAGACCATATAGGTTTATTAGTGATAGTAGTACCGAAAGTACAAGTAATGCTGTTGCGATAGACGATGTTACAATACCCGCAAGCCCAAATTTTCCCCCAAGTGAAAGCGGCGCGAGTACAAGCTATTATATATTTTTAGACTTAGATATATATAAAACATCAACAAATAGTACAAATTTTGCTGTATATAATGTTACACAAGGTCGAAGTTTAACAGTTGTTGACCCTAGCGTGGGATTATCTAATTATACCTGTAAGTTTTATTCTACAACAAGCGAAAGAAGAAATGTTTTAGAGGTTCATGTTGGTAGCACCAGCAACCAAGCTAGTGACGTTTTAAGTTTAGCAGGAGAGTTCAGTGCTAGTATCATAAACGGAGAGCAATATAGCACTGATAGAAGAATAGATTATGCATATGGGACTCCATTTGGTACAGTTCAAAGAAATGAGTATCAAATAAGAACAAGAACATATCCCATATCTGGCTGGAATATGAATTCTGACGCTTTATTAAGTTTTTCATTTTCAGAAAGTTTAGATTCTGCCGGTGATATAATAGAATTACAAGCTTTAATAAATAATGACTCTACTTCTAATATAATATATTATCAACTGAATGGCGGTGGCTATGCCTGGATACAGCTTGCTACAACAAATGCCGTAACTGTTTCTTTGACGCGAAGCGCTGGAGGGTTATTTGATAGCACAAATTTCGAAAGTACTACAATATCGCGTGGTATTGTGACTATAAGATATTATTCAACATAAGGAAATAAAATGAGCGTACATTTAGGTGATTATAATGGTGATGCTTATGTGTGGGGGTTATCTCATAATGATTCTCATAGGGCATATAAGGGGTATACGGATTATATCAATATAAGTATTTTTACCACAACACAACCCTTACGTGTTAGTTCAAGTAGTGCATTTGGTGTTTATATAGAGTCTAGCGCTACGATTGACTCACAAGCTAGTGGGAATAATTGTTACCCTCCATCAACAGCACTTAGCTATTATAATATGCAAACTATTTATGAATCAGCCGATAGAGATTTTACTTGGGGGTCAACAAACTTTCCTTCAACAGATGCTATTGCTGCAAGTACTTATTTTTTAGAATGCTATGGTGCAGAAAACGTTTCTAGTACGTCTAAGGGTTTTGGAATATATGGTGCAAGCACGGAAGCTCCTGTTTATTATATTGATAGGGGGGGGTGGTATAATTCTAACGGCAGAGTTTTAGCACAGTTTGAAAGTGACACAAGTGGGTTAGTAAGTAATTTACAATTATATGCGATTAGCTACCAATCAACAGGGTTTTATTTTCCATCAACAATGCAAAATCTAACAATAAGAACTGAAAAAAACGGTAATACTGTAATTGGTGATAGGTTATTAGAATTAACGGCTAGTACAGGAATTGACTTAAATTCTACTGACGGGATTAGCACAATTATTGTAAATTCTAGCGGTGTCCAAGTTCCCATAAATATAGCCGATGGCTTAGGCAATCCTACTAGCTTTATTAATAGAGATTTATTTGTAAAAAAAGTTAGTCAAGCCGGAGAGGCTGTAATATATGGTAAAATAGAAGATAGCACTTATATAAGATTAATTAATCAATATGACTGGGTTCAACTAAAAGCAATATCTACAAGTTGGATTATAAAAGATAAAAATAGAAATGTATATTCTGGATACAATAGACGCTCAGATTATGAAAATGTTCATACTGGCACGCCAAACATTATATATGATGGTGCGAGCGGCGCTCCTGTTGTTGGCGAAAAAATACAATGTACTTCTACAAGCTCTACAACTGTTGTTGCATTAGGATATGTAATAAATGATCCATCTACAACAACAATAGTGTTAAGAGATATTGTTAGCACTGGCAGTACCACGTTATTCCCTGATAATTTTGAAATAGAAGGTGAGGTAAGCGGATTTACCGCATTAGTTAATGGGGATGTAAAAAACGCAGACTGTGATTTTTATCACGGGTTTAATAAAAATATTAGGGAATTAGAAATAGATTATTATATTTCTACTGACGGTACGGAAAGTGGGTCATTTAGAATTTATTCTAACGCTGGAAACGCATCACTAAATGTAGGGCAAGTAATATATCAAGTGGGGTCTAGTTCTTTCCAATTACAGTGGGGTAGTAATGGAGAAAGTTATGTTGACGGAGATGGAGCAAGAACGCTATTAGATACAGATGATTATTGGATTAATGTAAGGGTAAGGGATAGATAATGCTTAGTAACATGAATATATATTCCGTGTTAGTTGTTAGTATAATAAGTATAGCTGGTGTAGTTATAGCAATGTTAATTATAAAAGTTTTAAAAGGCTTGTTAGGCAAAATTAAAAATGCAAAAATACCGGGTGTTGAATTAAAATTTAATGGCGATATAAAAAGCTGTAATTTACAACCTTTTGCTTTAATTTTTCGTGAATCTTTGCGAGTTGGAAGAGAAATTGATAGAATAGACTTTCAAGAACGATTACGCGAGCAAATGAATTATGTTGAAGATGAAATAATAGAGATTAAAGAATTGATTGTTAAAATTCATAGGCATATATTACAGGCTAAGGGAATATCTAAAAGTGATTCAGAAATTCATCCGCAAATAAAAATACTTTCAGAAATTGTAGAAAATATGCTTAAAGACATGAAGGGTATAGTCAGAGATAAATTTAAAGAAATGTATGATTTGTTTAATATAGAAGAAAATGTTAATAATGATTATAACTTTATACGGGATGATTTTGAAAAATATTTAAATAGGGTTATTGAAAATATTATGCAAGAAAGTAGAGCTAATATTAGAAAAAGATGGGTTGATCATAAAGAAATAGCAATAGGCCGTCGTGAAAGTTGGGAAAGCATAATAAAGACCATGAAAAACAATGATAAATCAAATATATGTATTCTTGTAAGGGAAATGTTTATTAATGCAATTAAAGTACAATTAAAGTATTCAAAACGAATAAAGGCGTTAGAATTTAAGATAGATGAAATAATACAAGGTATATCTAATGAATAAAGACGAACAACTAGTGGGTGCTGTTCATAAAAATACAGTATTGGCAAAAAAATGTACATTTGCAAACCCGTTGTATCATAAAAATTTATATCCTAATATGAAAAAGTATTGGCGATATGATAAATATAGAGGTTTAGAAGAATCAATATTTAGTAAATCCCACTTGACAAACAAAGACAAAAGTAAAATAATGAAATTTATTTTGGAAAATTTTAAATGAAAATATTAAGATTTTTAGCAATATTTTTATATATATTTCACTATATGTTATTAGGGTTAGGAATAATATTTTTAGGCTTAAAATTTATAATAGGTATAAGTGTTTTTTTTAGCTTAACGATGATTATTGGCTGGTTTATTATAATGATTAGTATGTCATTATATATTTTTATAAAAATGAATAGGTAAAAAAATGAGCTTTTATGCCATTGAAAATGAATGTTTTTGTCCTAAATGCAAAAGATTAGGTTTAAAAATTAAAATGCGTGAGTTTTCAAAAAGTTATATACATTTTACGGGTAAAATAAAATGGGAAATATATTATAAATGTCCTAAATGTGGGTGGTATAAAAAAAGAGAGGATTAAAAATGAAAGGGTTATTATTGTCGTTTATTTTTTATGGAATTGCTTATTATGTATTTGAAGCATTGTTTAATTATATATCCATTGATTTGTTGGGGTCTAAAATAGCGTGGAAAGAAAAAATAAGGTTAAAAACATCTATAAGCCCTTCTTTTTGGATGATTCCGGCAGGTTCCTTATTGGGATTTTTGTTACATTTATACATAATGATTCCTTTAAACTATAAAAATATATTTATTTTAATTTTATTGGGAATAGTAAGCTGTGTAATTATAACAGGCTTAGAGTTACTATCAGGGCTGCTGCTAAATATTAAAATGAAATTAAATCTTTGGAACTATGACACTAAAATTACTTTATTTAAAAAAAACATACCTTTAAATTATAAAGGGCAAATAGATATATTTCATTCGATAGGGTGGTTTTTTATAGGATATATAGTTTTAGTTATAGATAAAATTTTATTTTAGGAGTCTAAAATGAAAATGATAAAAATATTACAGGGCGCGGTTGTATTAATGTTTATTGCTATGGTTGTGACTGGTATATTAACATTAGTATACTGGCCTAATAAATTAGATGGATATAAAACGTTAGTAGAAACTATATTCCCTTATTTTATGTCAACTGTAATACCTGCATTGATAGGAAAGCCTTTGACAGAGGGAGTTAAAAATTTAACACAAAAAAAATAAGGATTAAATATAGATAAAATTTAAAACCAAGACAATGTTAGTCTTACAAATAATATTATCAATTATTGGTGGTATTATTATACTGCTTATATTAAAATTTTTTTTTGACGGCTGGTTATGATAAAATCTATAAAAGAATTTTTTATCACTTTGTTTTTAGTTTTTTATGTTTTTATAGCGTTTATATATTATACAATAAGGTGTAAAAAATGAAAAAGTTTAAAACTATTGTTATTATTATATTAAGTGTTTTACTTTTTATAGTTATAGGAATAAATACAATACAATATATATTTAGTCTAAAAAAAGATAAAGAAATTGCAGGGTTAAAACTTGAAAATGAAACTATTATAGACAACTTTGATAAAAAAGAAAATGTTTATGTAAATTTGATTGCCGATCGTGATAAAACTATTTCAGATTATAAACTAAATAAACCAAAAACAGAAAAAGAAATAATATATTATGAAACTATAAAAAAAGACACTAAACTTATAGAAGAATTAAGAGAAGATAATAAACAGTTAAAAACACAATTAGAAAAAACAAATAAAGCTTTAAAAAGCATATATTACATCAAACATGGATTAAGCTTATTTGCATTAGCAGGAATTGACAGGGAATTAGAAATTGATGTTTATACAGGAATTATTTATAGAAGGTATTTGTTTAAAGGCAGATTTTTTATAGGGGGCGGTGCTGCAATTAAGCTATATGACGAAATAGGTGTTAGTGGTTTATTTGAACTAGGATTTACTTTTTAAAAAAGCCTGCTTTTACACAGGCTTTGATTAAAATAGTTTTTGGGGTGATGGCCTTGGGCCTCCACGACCAGTTTTTTCTTTTTTGATTTTAGGCTTTTTAGTTTTTTCTTTCTTAACTAATTCTAATTGGTTTTCATCGAAGTTCTGCCAATCAACAGGTTTGCCTTCATGTAAATCTTCTGATTGCAAAGAATATCTATTACATCCAGTTAAATAATCAATTCTTGCAACAATAATACCAGAAAAACCTGTTATTTTTTCTTTTGCCCTTTGACCTAATTTAAATTTAAACATATTTATTCTCCTTTGTTTTTATATATGACAATCATATACAGATAATAAAGTATTTTCATCTAAACCTTCAATTAGTTTATAAAATTCTTTATTCCATATAGATTGATCTTTTTTATCCTTTTTTTTATAATATAAAATTTAATATACATGTCATACCGACAATAATTAAAGCAAAAGTTAATACAATTGCTGTTAATGTTAACCAAAATTTAAAGTTAGTCATAATATATTCCAATTATAATTATTTATATTATTTTCTTTTTTCAACCTTTTTTTTTCTAGTTTTTCATATTTAATTTTTTCCTTTTCTTGTTTTTTATTATTCCAATCCACAGGCTCTTTTTGATTAAGTTCCAATGCTAATTTGTGTAGTTTTTTGTCAATGTCGTTATATATGGCACATTCTTTTTCGTCTAAGAATACATTGTTATGATATAATCGATAATTATCTGTATAAGAATTAACCCAAGTAGTCGAATCGACTATAGCAAAACTAGTAATATACCAATATTTTTGTCCAGTTTCAAGTACATCAGGAGTAATAGCAGATACGATAGATATGTTTAATTTTTCGTCAACTAGCTTTTCAACTTCTAACATAATTTCTTTTTTAATTTGTTTTTTATTCACAATATAGCTCCTATAATTTTAACAAAGCTTCTCTCATTTTGTATATGATTAATTTTTTTTCCCCCATTCGCCTTGCCTCTTTTTTTGTTATTTTAGACCATTCTTTTTTTGTTCTTAATTGACAACCAATTTGTATATGATTGTCAAAAATAATTATTCTATATGGAATATTTCCGAAAATTCTAATATATTTTTTTGTAACAATATGTTTAATTTTCAGATCACCTTTGCAATTCAGATCACCTTCGCAATTCAGATCACCTTCGCAATTCAGATCACCTTTGCAATACAGATTACCTTCGCAAATCAGATTACCTTTGCAAATCAGATAACCTTCGCAATTCAGATAACCTTTGCAAATCAGATTACCTTCGCAAATCAGATTACCTTCGCAAATCAGATAACCTTTGCAATTCAGATCACCTTCGCAATACAGATTACCTTCGCAATACAGATAACCTTCGCAATTCAGATCACCTTCGCAATTCAGATAACCTTTGCAATACAGATCACCTTCGCAATTCAGATCACCTTCGCAAATCAGATTACCTTTGCAAATCAGATCACCTTTGCAATACAGATTACCTTCGCAATACAGATTACCTTCGCAATTCAGATCACCTTCGCAATTCAGATCACCTTCGCAATACAGATTACCTTCGCAAATCAGATTACCTTTGCAAATCAGATAACCTTCGCAATTCAGATAACCTTTGCAAATCAGATTACCTTCGCAAATCAGATTACCTTCGCAATTCAGATTACCTTCGCAATACAGATTAATTGTAATTTTTACATCTACATTAAAATTTAAATCTTTTTCTAATTCATAACTATTATAACCATTATGTTCATATTTTTTTTTTATTTCTTCAATCTTCTTTATTAGCATTTTTTGACTCCTTTTACATTATAATCTTGCCATTTAACGCTATTAAAAATAGCTTTATGATTAACCCATCTTGCAAAATTTTTTTGATATTTATCGTTTTTTTATATGGCATGACAAACGGTTTTATTCCGTATTCTTTTAATTTTATGACTCTAAAATAATCTTCTTCAAAATTAGAACTAAAACCGATCAAAACATAACACATTAATTTATAGGGTTTTATTATTTTTATTATTAGTTTTAATTTTTCTTCAATATTATCTTTAATATTATCCCATGCAAAATGAAATTGTTTATAAGGTTTTATTTTGTTTAATTCAATCATCATTTCTTCATTCAATATTCTAATATCAATACCTTCAAATTGCACTTTTTGATTATAGCCATGTAAATGTTTTATATTTTCTTTCCAATTTTCACTTGCAAAAAAATTATTATCTAGCAGATAAATCCATTTTCCTTTTGGGTTTAGATTCATTGGTTGTACATCTTGCAATAAACCTTCTTTTTCTCTAACTATACAAAATTTACAATTTCTAATACAGCCTGTCGTATATCTTTGTAATGAATAATCACAATTATATATTGCATAATCAGGTTGACATTTTTCTATTTCATATGGTAATCTTGACTTAATATTATATCCAGTTCCACCCTTAATTATTTCATCTGAATTTATACAATATTCATAATCTTTCGTAAAATTAAATATTTTTGAAATATAAACCTTATTATATTTTGAAAATCCATCGTACCAATCACACCTGTCGTTATAATATGATTTTATTTTCATTAATGGTAAATTAACTATTTTATTATCGATGTCAATTAATCCAATTATTGTTTTCATTTTATTCTCCTATTAAAATAAATCTAATTGCTTACTGTTATCTATATTCATTGCTTGATCTAATATGTATTTTCCAAGTTCTGAATTAACTAAGTTTCTTAAAATTTTACGTTTATTTTTTATGTTATATTTTGAAATATTAAAATCATATATAGTTTCATTACCTGTCATTATTCCGTGATGTTTTCTATTTTCTTTTATGTTTTTATTTTCAATATAAAAATTGCTCCAAAAATAATGCCTGTTAATTTTTACCGATGGTTTTATTAGCGGATCATAATAAGGGATAACATTTTCTATAACCCATTTAGTGTCTTTTTTTGCAAAATTTTTTAATAATATTATTTCTTGATATAATGATATGTCTGGGTATATAGCAACCCTATTTTGACACCCTGCATTTTTTGAGTCTGATAATACACTCATTATTTGAGTTCTACTATGTGTAGGACACGGTGGACTAGCCCAAATAAAATCATATTCTTTATAATTTTCTAACAAATATTGGTGTGCATCTGTTATAATTACATTGTCAGTTGGGAAAAAATCTTTGTATATCTTTGCAATATCTGGATTATATTCAACAGCTGTTATTTCATGTTCATTATCCCATAATTTACGGTTTCCTCCAATACCGGAATAAAGATTAAGTATTTTCATTTTATTATCCTATCAAATTTCTTGTTATAAGTTCAGCCAAATAATCTATGCCAAACTCCATGTATTTATCATCGTTAATATCTTTTTTAATTTCATTTAGTCTTTTTTCTGCCCGAATTTCTTTTCGTCTTCTGCCCATTGCAGCACTTCTAATCATGCATTTTTTACACTGATTTTCATATCTTTTATAATGTTTATTATAGAAAAATCTATCAATAGGTTTTGTTTGACCACATCTATTATATCGTTTTCCTTTCATAGCTTACTTAACTCCAATTCTTTCGCTTCAATACCTTTTTGTATTATATCATACAATAGATACTCCTCAAATTCCACATCATCTTTACAATCACGATTTTTTAGTTTTTCTATATAAAGCATAATTCTTTCGTAATCATCGTCATATTTCATTTTTTGCTCCTGTATCCTGAATAATGTAATCGGCAATTATCGCATTTCCCATGATAATTATTTCCGGTTGTTTTTTCTATAATTATAGATTTGCAAACCGGACACGTTCTTTGTTTTTCCATAATAACCTCCTATGGTTTTACAAAATAAAAATATTCTAATCTAATATACAACTTCTTTTTTTTCTCTATATATTTTGCCTGTATATGAGTGTCATTAGACATATTATTAGCAACATATTTTTTGATATAATTATCCCAAAAAGGATCGTATTCTTTCAATACTTCTAATAGTTCGTCTTTTGTTACTGCTTCACCTGGCACATCAAATCTAGCTAACATTTCAATATAGTTTTCTTGTTGTTCATACTCTCCTATATAGCTTTTAAAAGTTTCTAGATTTTCGTCTAAATATTTGCAAATTTCTTCATCTCTAAATACGCTCATTTCTCATCCTCCCATTTTTTGCCTGTGTGTTTTTCTATTAGTTCAATGCTATTTATATATGTTGTATCATTAGTATACTTTGCTGGTATATCTGATCCATATTCTTTGGCATATCTAATCAATGCCTCAATCAATTCTTTATTCTCTTTTTCAAGCTTTTTTATTTTAAGTAAAAATGATTTTAATAATAAACTCATTTCAGTATCCATTTTTTTCCCCTTCTTGTTCATAATATAATATTAGTTTATAATATTTTTTTGTTTCTATTATTGTATAGCTTATATCGTATATACAATCGCAAATATCTATCCAAAAAGGCATAAGATGATTTTGGTCTAAGTATACAGAAAGCTCATATTTTGTAATTCTCATATTTGGAATTAAATAATATTTTTCTAAAAATCTTATACCATTTTGATTATCATATTCATATTCTTTTGATAGAAACTTATTATAATTAGCATATAAATAACTTTCTATTTGATTTAGTCTTTCTTTTGTTATACTTGTGTTTGATTGTATTTCGTTGTATAAACTTTTAATACTGTTTAATATAGTGCTATCAATTTTTAATTTTTTTTCATTTGCAATAAAATTATTTATATTTTTCATAATATACCTCCTAAAATAACCCCTCCCCATTGATGGATTATTTTTTTGCAACCTTATATGCGTTAATTGCTGACTTGCCCATTATGTCAAGTATAATGAATGGTATATAGGCAAGCTTAACGGAATCAACTAGACCCTTTACATTTTTTGGGGTCTCGGTTAAAATATCGTATACACTTACATCGTCCGGACTTTTCTTTTCAACCTGTTTTAATACATCTTTTTCAGATTTATTAAGTGTCTTTATTAAGATTATAAACCCTAATAGTATAATTGCACCAATAAAACCAAATAAAAATACGATCATTCCTGTACTCATTTTGTTACCTCCAAAAGTTGTTTTGTTAGTCTACTTTTATGTTTAATAATTTTAATCCATATTTTAATATTTTAATTCTTAATTTATTTTTTTTATAAGCAGCAGCATCAGCAGCAGCATCAGCAGCAGCATAAGCATCAGCAGCAGCAGCATAAGCATCAGCAGCA